TTTTTTATTTTTCGGTGAAAATCGGAGGGTCGGCGGGCCCAGGGTCTGAGTGCGGGGAGGCCGCCTTCGAAATTTATTATAAAAATTTTTCGCGAGACTACAGCCAGTGACAACTCGCAATACGCAATTCGTTGCCAGTTAGTCCTTCCTACTATCCGGCTATAAATCGCATATTCGTAGAGAGACGTGCACGTTCGTAATTCGCTAATTTTTGCTAATAACATAACTACCACTACGGGGTAGTTTTCACTTTACATCCTCGCAACTCCGTGCTTCACTCACTGCATGGAAAATTGCAAAACATGTCTGCAGCCTTTACCCGATAATCGCATCGACGCGATCCCTCTCAATCGTGATGAACGCTTCGAACCGCACTGGCTCTTCGCGCATCTGTTTGACGAGCACGGCAACGTTGTCGAACGCCACGTAAAACGCGTATGAACTTCATCCTGTGGATCGTCTCTCCCAACGGCTACCCACACTCACGGTGTTTTGAAGAAGTCGCGCAATCCTTACAGGAATCTTTCTCGATGCTCGGCCACACGGCAATCATCCTGAAGCGCCCGCCGGAATTCCACTATGAAGAGCTTAATGTAATCATCCTCGGCGCCAATCTTCTCCGCTCGCAAGTTCCGAACGATTGGATCGTCTATAATCTTGAGCAGATAACGCCGGAATCGCCGTGGCTCACGCCTCAGTATATAGACCTGCTCCGCTCCCATCCGGTATGGGATTATTCGCGCAATAATATCGAAGCTCTTAAGTCCTATAACATAAACGCAAAACTTTGCGAGATCGGCTACTCGCCATGCCTTACGAAAATCCCTGCTGAAGATCAGGATATCGACATACTGCACATCGGCAGTATGAACGACCGGCGGCAACACATACTCGACGATCTCCAGTCGAAGCTTCCTGAAAATAAAGTCGTACTTGCTTTCAACTGCTACGGGACCGCACGGGACCGGTTAATTGCCAGGTCTAAGATAATTCTGAATATTCACTTCTACGAAGCCAAGAACTTTGAGATAGTGCGTTGTTCGTATCTCATGGCGAATCGCAAAGCCATCGTCAGTGAGATCGGTAAAGATAAACAATTAGAGGAGCCGTATTATGAAGGAATTGCCTTTGATGATTATAGCAGCCTTAGCGCTCGGTGTATTGCTTTACTGGATAATGATCTTGCCCGTTCACAACTAGAAACACGCGGCTACGAGATTTTCTCATCGCGCTCTCAACATCTGTTCCTCAAAGAGGTGCTTGCATGACTGTAATCGCGTGGGATGGTAAAAGTCTTTGTGCCGACAAGCGTGGGGTAGCTAACGGTTGGAAATTTACTATAACAAAGATATTCAAAATTGAAGAAGGTCTTGTTGGAATAGACGGTAACGCTGATATAGGAATACAACTGATAGAATGGTTTAAAGAAGGGGCCAATCCTAAGGATTATCCTGAAGTACAGAAGAATGATGATCGTTATGCTCACATGCTTCTTATAACGCCTGAAAAGAAAATCTTAAAATACGAGAGGCAGCCTTACCCGATATTAATAGAAGAGCCTTTCTGTGCTTCTGGATGTGGGCGAGACTTTGCTCTTGCAGCATTATCTTTAGGAAAGAGTTCCAGGGAAGCGGTAGAATTGGCATCTCGTTTCGACACCGGTTGTGGTAATGGTATCGACGAGTTATTCTTATGACAAAACCTCTTCTTCCGACGTTTGACCGCATCACTCCCTACCTCCGTCAGATCGACGCCAACCGGTATTATTCCAACAACGGACCGTTGAACATTGAGTATGAACGGCGGCTTTCCGAACTCTTTAAAGCACCCTGCGTCACCGGTTCAAGCGCTACCTCTCTGCTCACTGCAACTCTCATTGCTCTTAATCTTCCGCCAAGATCCCTGATCGCCTGCCCGAGTTGGACGTTTGTTGCAACACCAGCCAGCATCGTCGCAGCTGGACACGTTCCGTATTTCGTAGACGTAGATCCCTCCGGTTACATCAGGCCGTACTTCCACTCACTCACTGGAGCGATGATCGTCGTCGCGCCTTTCGGAAGACCGGTCAATACGGCTTACTGGGATCACTTCGCTCAAGAATTTAACACCAGAATCGTCATCGACGCGGCGGCAGGGTTTGACGCGTTCTCCACCATCCACACACCCAAATCATGCCCTGTCATCATAAGCACTCACGCGACCAAAGCATTCGGCACCGGCGAAGGCGGCTTCGTATCATCCCTTGACCAACCGCTTCTCGACAACATCCGTAGTATCTGCAATTTCGGACTCACAGCAGACAAGAACGCTTCCCATCACGGCATTAATGGTAAGCTGTCCGAGTACCATGCGGCTATCGGACTCGCTGAGCTCGACGGCTGGCCGGACAAGCGCCAACGCTACCTCGACGCTCTCGCCCTTTACAATATAACCTACGCTACCTCGGTCATACCCGTCACAACCGGTGAAGGGCGAGCTCCCAACTACGGCTGTCATACGCTCGAAGTGTACAAAGATTTTCCGCGCACGTCGCTGCGTAATACTGAGAAATTAATCGCGACGACAACGTTTCTTCCGATAGGAATAGAGCCATGATGATTATTCACCGAAAGGAAATAGCGTTATCTAGAGGAGAATTCGCAATCGTTGATTATGAGTCATATGAGTATTTGAATCAATGGAAGTGGTTTTGTCATGTTACCAAATGGGGAAAATATGCGTACAGGAACATAAAGGAGGGAAACTCTCGAAGACTCCAAATAATGCATCGTTTGATCACGGATGCTGGAAAAGGTGAGTACGTGGATCATCGTAATGGTGACGGTTTGGATAACAGGCTCGCCAATTTAAGAATATGTACTAATGCTGAGAACGCTAGAAATTCAAGAAAGAGAAACGTTAATTCTGCAACTTCTAAATATAAAGGCGTAACATGGAGCAAGGCTCACGGAAAATGGATAGCTCAGATAAAAATAGATTATAAGAACATTTATCTAGGTATATTCCAGTCCGAGAGAGATGCCGCGTTGGCGTATAATAAAGCTGCTGAGAAATCGTTTGGAGAATTTGCCAATATAAATAGAGAAGTATTTTTATGAGAATTTGTGCGATGCAACCGGCGTTTATACCTCCAGCTTCGTACTTCCGCCTGTTCGCTGCGACGGATCTGTTTGTCATCCTCGACAACGTCCAGTTCGACCGGCGGTGGTATACACATCGTCAGCAACTGACCGATCGCAACGGTAAGAAACAATGGCTGACACTTCCTATAAAACACACGCCTCGCGACACGACGAGAATTCTTGATCTTGAATGGGCGGACGATTATCAGGACCGGTGGCTGTCAGAGCTGGATAAGTTCGCTTCCGTTGAGCATTTCCCTATCCCTCAAGGTCTTTCTCCCGTCATGTTTATCTGCACCGGTCTATTCAACACTTGCAACACGCTCGGCATTCCGCTTCATATAGCGACGTCGTCGGCAGTACCGATACCGGACGATCTTCGCGGGCAAGCGAGAATCATAGCGATATGCGAGTTTCTAAAAGCGACAACCTACGTCAACTCGCCTGGAGGCACGTCCCTCTACGACCCCAAAGCCTTTGCCGATAAGAACATCAAGCTTGAGTTCCTTCCTGAATGGACGGGCGATAACCGCAGCGTCATTGAACGGCTGACAGATCAATCGCCTGAAGAGATACGTGAGGATATCTATGAGCAAATCTAAACTTCTCCTATTCGGCACCGGCGATCTTGCACAGATTGCCTTTGAGTACTTCAACGCCGACACCCGCTGCGAAGTCGCCGCCTTTGTAGTTGATCGCGAATATCTTGATAAGTCTGAGTTCTGCGGCACACCGGTTGTCGGGTTTGACGAAGTAACCAGCCTTTATCCGCCCGATTCGCATGCGGCGCATGTCTGCGTCGTCTATGGCGATATGAATCGCACGAGAGCTGCGACCATTGAGCGTTTCCGCGCCAAGGGCTACAAGCTCGCAAGATACATCTCTCCTCACGCTTTCGTCTCGCCTTCAGCTATCATCGGCGAACATGCTTTTATCTTTGAGAACAACGTTATCCAGCCTCATGTAACTATTGGTAACAATGTCATCTTATGGAGCGGCAACCATGTCGGACATCATTCAACAATCGGCAACAACGTGTTTATCTCTTCTCATGTTGTCGTCAGCGGTCATTGCAGCATTGGTGATAATGTGTTTATAGGGGTGAATTCTACCATTCCCAACGGCTGCATCGTCGGAAAGGAATCTTGGATAGCGTATGGCTCTATCGTACCTCCTATCGTTCCTCCTAATTCTTTTGTGAAGTCGGCGTCAAGCGAGTTCCTGCCGCTTAACGAGAAAGCCCTCGCACGGGCGCTTGCGAAGGTCGTCAGATGAAGGAGGAATTCAACAGGGACGGTTATGTTGTCAGGTCGTTTTACAAGACGAGCTTGGCGTTCAACCTGACCGAAGATCACCTCAAGGCAGTTCATTCCCGCAGCACCGACCAGTATATCGGCTACCTGCGGACTATCGCAAAGACGATGGATATACAGAAGCTGTTCACAATGGATCATGTTGTCAAAGCCCTCCTTGAACTCGGCGTATCGAGACCGTCCATGCCAACCGGACCGGTGATGAACGTCATGTCTCCCGGTCTTCGTATCCCCGGCGGCTATGATGGCACCAAGGCTCATCAGGACTGGCCGTCTGTTCAAGGCAGCCTGGACATGGTCGTCGCGTGGATCGCGCTTACGGACATCTCCAAAGACAACTATCCACTTGAGGTTATCCCCGGCAGTCATCTGGACGGGTTGCTGCTTCCTAAGTACGAAGATGGTCATGTCGGTAATGTTATGGAGGTTGACGTAGATGAGAGTCGATTTGTCCCGATTGAATGTAAAGCTGGCGACGTTGTCTTTCTTAGTGGATTCCTTGTCCACCGGACGGGACACGGCAACAGGTTCCGCGCTGCCGTCTCTCAGCGTTTCGATAATGCTAATGACCCCTCTTTCATCTCGCGTGGATACCCTTGCGCCCAAACACGAACGGTTGAGAGGGAGATACTCTGGTATCCTCCTACCGAAGAAGTAAGGAGCGTGTATGTGGATTAAGCAAGGTCGAATATTCAACCTCGAACTCAATCCCTGTCGCACCACTCACGCGCAAGTTCCAACGCCTTTCGTATTCGATAACTTCATTCGCGTTTACTACGCCTGCCGCGATACGCATAATCAAAGCTATCCGGCGTATTTTGATCTGTCTTTCGATTTGAAAACGGTCCTTAACGTCCACGAAACGTCTATCATTGAACGTGGCAAGCCGGGAATGTTCGACAGCGACGGCGTCATGCCGAGTTGTGTTGTACGAAACGGCGACGAGTTGTGGATGTATTACGTCGGGTGGAACGAACTGTCCAAGACGGCGCGGTATCACAACGCGACCGGCGTCGCAGTCAGCAAGGATGGCGGAGAATCGTTTCAAAGAATGTTTGATGGTCCTATACTTGATCGTCTTCCGCACGAGCCTGGACTTGCAGTGCTGCCGTTCGTGATGTTTGATGAACCTCAAGGCGTCTACAAGATGTGGTACGACAGTGGAACAGCTTGGCATCGCGTCGGCGATAAGTATGAACCGGTCTATGTAATAAAGTACGCCGAGTCTGAAGACGGTGTAGAATGGGATAGATGGGGCGAGGAGTGTATCCGTCAGGAGTACGCGCTTGAAGCATTGTCACGTCCTTGCGTACTCAAGACCTCTGCTGGATACGATATGTATTATTGTTCGCGCCATTGTGATGATTATCGCGGCGGACGCGGCAGCTATCGTTTATGCGAAGCTAATTCCACTGACGGTACTTATTTTATTCGCGACGATGATCCTGTTATTAAACGAGACAGATGGGATTCCGACATGCAATGTTATCCTTACGTCATCGAGCTTAACGGGCAGAGGATAATGTTTTTCAACGGCAACGACTTCGGTCAGACAGGGATAGGGTTAGCGATATGGCAGGACGCTTAGAGACACTAAAGCCGTTACCGACAACTATCAACCTTGGTTGCGGCAAGACATACATGCCCAACTTTCTGAATATTGATATCGACCGCACAGTCAAGTCGGACAAGGTTATGGATATCTCCGCGCCGTTGTTCGGTTCAGGATTGCCGATAAACTATTTCAAAATAATCGCTGCGCACGATGTCCTTGAACATATACCCAACCTTGTCCAAGCTATGACAAACTGCCGAGACCTGCTTGAAGAAGGCGGCATGATGGACATCATCGTGCCTTACGATTTGTCTTATGGAGCATGGCAGGATCCCACACACGTCCGGGCTTTTAACGAGAAGAGTTTCCTTTACTACTATGACTGGGCGTCGTATCTCGGCTGGAAGGACTTCGGACTCAAGACTGTCAATCTGCAGTTCTATGTGCTCGAAGGAACCACGCTCACTCAGAAAGCCAACATGCACCCGACGATCCCGAGATCCATCGACGTGCTACGCGTTTACTTGCAGAAGACAAAACTACCGGAGGCAGCATGACACAGACTTTCGAACGGCAGATGAGTGAGAAGGGTTGGTTCGTGTTTCCGGAGTTCGTGAAGCAGGATATGATCGATGAGCTTAAGACTGACTTGAAGTCGGCTTATGAGTCGTGTCGAAAAATCCAGGTAAAGAACGGTGTTGAAGGTAGCGTCGGCGCCGGACATCACATGCTTATATTTGGCAACAGTTTCATCAAGTACCTCGAAGAGTTCGAACAGTTAGACGCTTACGCACAGGCATATTTCGGCGGCAAGTATATCATCAACACGTTTGGCGGAAATATACTTGAAACCGGGATGTCTTACGCTAGTCACGTCCATCGCGATATACGATCGTACTCAGCGCATCTGCCTTTGATGTTGAACACGATCGTCATGCTCGATGACTTCACTGTCGGCAACGGCGCCACGCGTCTGATGAACAGAGGACACGTAATCTCTGACAAGCCTGACCAGGAGCAGTTCGACGCGACGTCGTTCCATGTTACAGGCAAAGCCGGTAGTGTCGTGTTCTTCAATTCGAATATGTGGCACTGCGCAGGTGAGAATAAGACGAACAAGCCTCGTATGGCGTTGACGCCTGTCTTTTCGCGTCCGTTCATCAAGCCGCAGTTTGACTACCCTAGGGCTCTCGGTTACGACTATGGCCATGCCTATTCGCCTTATGTGCGCCAGCTTCTTGGTTATAATTCCCGTATCCCTTCTACTTTGAAAGAATGGTACAGCACTGACCGGTTCTATAAAGGAGATCAAGGATGAACCTATTCCCGAAAGAAACGATACCCTATTGCATCGTGGCTCCAAGTTACACGCACATATCAAGCGGAGTAAGAACACTTCACTTGCTGTGCCACGCGCTTAACGAGATGGGACAGAAAGCATTTATTATTGCTGACGACCCGAACGGGTTTGCGACGAATCCTCATCTAAACACGCCGATCATGGGAGACTTGCCGCAATACCAGAACTTCTATACTAAGAGCGCAGTCGACCCTATATTTGTTTATCATAACCTGATCAAAGGAAATCCTCTCAACGCCAAGCGGGTTGTGCGCTATCTCCTCGCACCGGCAGGCTCGTACAAAGGAGAAACGGAGTTCGGCGAGAACGACCAGATATGGGGAGCATTACCTACAATCGCGCAGGACGTGTTGCGTCTTCCTGTATCGGATACTAATATATTTTACGAAGACGGTGGACCGCGCCACGGTTCGTGCTTCTATTCGCTAAAGTATGACAAGATAACCGGCAATGAGTTGCTCCCGATAACAGAAAATAGCACTCGTCTGGTTGGAACATTACATGAAGTGGCCGATATATTACGTCGTTCGGAGGTCTGTTATGTCTACGAGGTGACTTCTATACTCACCGAGGCTGCGTTATGCGGCTGCCCTGTCGTTCTTGTTCGGACTCCGCAGTTCGAAACGATCGATCCGGCATGTATGATGGGTTATGTCCGGTGGGATAACGGGGAACTGGTCAAGGATTGTGGTCATTACCTGCCTGAATATAACAATATCGTCTGGGCTTTCGAAGGTCAATTGCTGAATTTCGTTAAAAAAACACAGGCAATGCTATGAAAAACATTAAATCTCATCGTGAAGGTACGCTAGAGACGGTGAAATTCGCGCATCGTAAGGTGGATTATGAGCAATATTTGCTTAAATTATCTGCTCAGGGACGCTCAATTCCTGAATTATTGCATCATTTCCCTGCTTTTGTGGGAAAAATGACTTTGAATCGCTGTTTCACCCTCTACGAGCTTTATAAATCCGTGATCGGTGTTTCAGGGCATATTGCGGAAATAGGTGTCTATAAAGGCTTCGGGAGCATACTTTTTGGCAAATTAATCGAACTTTTCGAGCCTGAATCGCTCACAATGGTACACGGATTCGATCATTTCAAAGGTATAGACCCGACAACAGATGCTGCGTTGCAGGTTCCAGGAGGAGACGCGTCTGATGAAAGTCAATTACGGGAGATTATTGAACTGCAAGGACTCGACAACACGATCAAGATTCACAACCTTGATGCAACGACAGATTTTCCAGAGTTCTTTGAAAGCAATCCTCATCTTCGTTTTAAGTTGGTCTTCCTTGACAGTGGTACGTACAAAGTCACCTCCGCTTCGTTACAAGCGTTTTGGCATAGGATTACTCCGGGCGGAATATTAATATTAGATCAATTTAATAATGAAGTGGCTCCTGGTGAAACGGAAGCTGTGTGTGAGTTTTTCAAGAATCGTAAAATAGAAACTATCCCTAACAGCTGGATGCCAAATGCTTTCGTGAGGAAGACATGATCATCGACTCCTTCATATTCAACGACGAACTGGAAATGCTTTCGTTCAGGCTTAAGTATTTATGGGATGTCGTCGACAAGTTTGTAATCGTCGAAGCTGATAATACTTTCTCTGGAAAAGAGAAGTCGTTTAACTTCAGCAACGGCGATTTCAAATGGGCGATGGACAAGATAGTTTACTTCCCAATCCGGATCGACACGGATGCAAATCCTTGGGTTGTTGAACACCGGCAGCGACGGGCGATCATTGACGCCTGTCATGGGTTTTCCGATATCGACATTCTAATGTTGAGTGACATTGATGAAATCCCGTCGACACAGGCGGTTGAGTTCAGGAGAGACAACGCTCTTCTCTATCCTCTCACTTGCGATCAACTCGTAATTCCTTACAAGCTCGACTTCTGTCGTGAAGATATCGGCTGGCGCGGAACGATCATGTGCGATCTCGGTTATGCTCGCGAGATGGGAACACAGACGCTTCGCAATATGCGTCAACAGTTCTCACCCTTCCCGCAAGGCGGTTGGCATCTCACCTACTTCGGAGGGCTTGAACAGATCGTAAGTAAAGTGAAATCGTATTCACATCAGGAAAATAATAAGGAAGAATTTCTTGAGGGAGGGCACATCTCTAAATGTATTGAGACTGGTTCCAGTTTGTTCAAAGAAAACGCGGCGACCGGAATGACAAGGGTTGATAAATCCTTTTACCCTACTAACTTTATAGACAAGGCACCGGAAGGATGGTGGTTATGATAGCGTCCAGCTTAACCTCTTATGACTTCCGCAACTGGCGCCTGAAGATGGGGTACGGACATAAGCTCTGCGCGAAGAGTCTTGGTATATCTATCAGCAGCGTTTTCGCTTACGAGTCCGGACGGCGTAAGGAAGGCGACGTGAAGATCCCTATAACCGTCGCTCTGGCGATGTCCGCGCTTGAACATGATCTTAAACCTTATGGAGAACACTTATGATTACAATTATTCCTGTCAAGAATGCCAGTATTCCTTCTCACAAGGAGGACTTTCTTAAAAGCGTCAAGGCTCAGGCTTCGTCTGAAGACGCGTATGAGATTGTCGAAGATGGCGTAATATCCGCAGACAGCAAGATTCAGATATATCTCCCGGACGATTGTTTGATATTGGCGAACTCGTGGGACAAGTATATTAATTACGCCATCGAGCACGGTGGAGCGATCGACGAGGCATTTGTCATTCGCCGTCTCGGGTTAATCGCCCGCACGGATAATGGTATATTTCCGGGTATCGATATAAAATTGTCAGCAAATTCCACACAGTAGGTATTTTAATATATTGTCCCCCTAGTGGTAGTTTGCTATGCTGTTATCCCATGACAACCAAAACAAGCAAGGCTTTCAACTCGTGGCGCAGACGTCTGGGATTAACTCAGACAGAGGCAGCGAAAGCATTGGGTATGGGGAGAAACACAGTCGCAGTGTACGATTTAGGAAAGCGATGGGACGGTGAAGGGGATATACCGAGGGATATAGAAGTACCACTGGTCGTCTTACTCGCCTGCACTGCCGTTGAACAAAACCTGCAACCGGTAAGGTGATATGCTTGTAAAATTAGGCGGAGTCTGGGTAGACCCTAGAATTATTGGCTACATGAATCCAACGCTCGGGTCGGTAGCTGTTTCGACAAGCCTCGGCTCTTTCGTTGCGCACGGAGTTGCTGACGAGTTTGCTGAAATAGTAAATAACGCCCTCAACCAGCAGAGTTTTGGAGGGGAAGTTGAAGCCGAAGAACCCGCTACCCCTTAAGATAAATCTTGGTTATCAGGATATAAGCATCGTCCCTTACGAGTTTATTAACAACGAGCAGGGCGCTTATTCGTCTGACAGTAGCGAGATCCGTATTCAGAAAGACATGAGTCCTGTCGAGACGTTGAACACAATGTTGCACGAGTGCTTGCATGCCTGTGTATATGTCTACGGATTGAAGGAAGAATTCAAAGACGATGAGCATGAAGAGAAGGTGATCAACGCTTTGGGTAATGCAATGACTGAATTGTTCAGGCGCAATCCTAAGATGATCGGTTGGATTGGGGAGCAGATCTGATGGCTCTTATAAAACAAGAATGGGTTCCCTTATTCCGTGAATTTATTCGTTATATACGGATTAACTCAAAGGAAGTCCAAGCTGTCGACAAGTTGGGAGCACCTTTAGTTCTATGGCCATCGCAAGAATTAGCTTTAAAAACAATCGTACATGGTCTTGAACGCGACATTCACACCTTTATGTTTGGGAAAGCAAGACAGCAGGGAATTAGCACATTCTTTGAAGTGCTCGACATATTCTGGCTGGCAACTCACGATAGTATGATGGGCGCTTATGTTATCGATAAGGATAAGAACTTACCGGCTATACGAGATAAAATAAAAAGATACTTTAATTCGTTTCCGTTAGGGTTCTTTGGAAAGAAATTTAGAATCGAAAGCAACAATAAAGATTTTATGCTTTTTAGTAATGGAAGTAGGCTTGACTTTCTCACCGCAGGCGTCGGTAAGAAAGAGACGCATTGGGGGGAAGGAAAAGGTTATATAAGTGCACACCTCACTGAGGTGGCTAAATACGGCAATGCTGAAGGACTGGCTTCTTTCAGAGCGACTCTTTCAGAGACTCATCCAGACAGACTCGCTATTTATGAATCGACTTCGAATGGCATGAATCATTGGCGTGAAATGGCTCAAGAATTTGATGAGGACGAATTCAGAAAATGTAAGACGTTCATAGGTTTTTGGGGGAATCCGAATAACGCGATTAAGAAAGGTTCTCCTGCGTATCAGGTGTTTGGTACTGCTGAACCTGATCACGTAGAGCAGGAACTTATCGATAAGGTGAAAGACGATTACGGATTTAAAGTTTCAAGAGAACAACTCGCTTGGTATCGTCAAGAACATAGAAGCAGCAATAGTTTAGAATCTCTTCACCAGAACTATCCTTGGACCATCGAAGAATCATTTGTCGCAACTGGGCACTCGTTCTTCCAAATGGGGATTCTCCAAGAGGAATTCGAGAAATGCCGACTCATTCCGTTCAAGGCTTATAAATATATTATCGGCAACGACTTCTGGTCAGTCGTGTGCGAACCGATTACCGATGAGAACCGCGCCGGAGAAATAACCCTTCGCGTATGGGAAGAACCGGTCGAAGATGCAGTGTATGTCATCGGTTGCGATCCTGCGCACGGACGCGACGAGCTCAATGATCGACATGCAATTACCGTCATGCGCTGCTTCGGCGACAAGATGCTGCAGGTCGCTGAGTATGCGGATAACGAGACCGGCACACGGCAAGCGGCTTGGGTACTCTCTCATCTCGCAGGCGCCTATAAAAACTGCGTGGTCAATGTTGAAGCCGCTCCGGGCCCGGGCGGCGTCATCATGAACGAACTGGAAAATCTCCGCGAGCGTATGAATATCGACCCTCAGTTCGACGCAACCACAGGACGTAACGCCAACTGGGACGACTTCTTAAGCACGGCGCGTTGGTATATCTATAAGAAGCCCGATCACTTTGCCCCCGGATTTGTTAAAGGTTGGGAAAGTAATTTCAAAACCAAAGTGCAGATCATGGAGCAGCTCCGTGACAAATTCGTAACTGGTTGTATTATAATACAAAGCAAGCCGCTTGTTGAAGAAATGATGGATGTCATACGCGACGGCGACTCGATTGGCGCCCCCGAATCGGCCAAAGACGATCGCGTCATAGCTCTAGCCTTGTGTAACAGGGCGTGGATCGATTCGTTAATGATGTCTTTGCTCGCGCAGGGAGAGACTTATGAGTCCTATTTAAGGACTGAGAACGGGGAACCGGTGGACAAATCGCTAAAATTCGTGAATAATATAGTTTCCACATTCTTCAAAAATGCCGAAGAAATGGCCGACACGCCTCAGATACCTGCTCATAAGCAGTGGTTATACGACAAAGGATTTATGTAGGAGATTGTTATGGCAGGACCAGGAAGACCTAAGAAACACCCCGCAGCAGACTTGCATTTCCAACCAGCTTCAACAGAGGAGCCGATGGTCGCAGTAGAAGAAAACCCTACGACTGCCCCATCTGCAGAAATCCAGGAGAACCCAGAAGTCTCTACGAATTCTATGCACTATGGGGATGTTCAGTCAGATGCTCAGAGTGTGGACATGACAACGATCTCTCCTATAGAGGAGAAAATCCAACAATTAATTGAAGAGAGTCGTCCTGTCGAAAACGTCATTGATCATATCGATGAGAACGGCTGGCATATCGTAGACACGGAGATTGTGATCCAGATTCCTCCTCGCAACGGGACGCCTATCAGAGTGTCGGAAACTGTAACTGGAGAAGGCATCCTTGCTTTCTGGAGACGAACAAGAGCATTCGCTAATGCTACACGCAGATGGTCAGACAGCGGTAAATGGGTAGATTTTTCAACAGGTTTAGATTTAAAATTCGTTCCTAAATATTGGAAACCCCGTCATGTATAAAAGTTCGTATCGCTGTTCCGATTGTAAATATCAGTTCGAAAAGATTACAAAAAATCTTCCAAAGAAGGAGCCTAATTGCCCTAAATGTAAGAAAATGAACCGCGTTAATTTCAAGAGCTCTGTTTCAGACAAGACGCATCCTATGAAGCAGGAACCTGAGTTTTTCGTCGGGGGTACTCCTGATAATCCCAAACAATCCTGTAGTGTCGGAGGAGCATCGAACTTCAACAAAGCGTGGGACATGACGCAGGAGATGGTGGCTCAGGATTACCAGCTTACTGATTTAAACACTAATCTTCGCACCGGCGACAACATGGTGCCGAAGCTCCGTCCGGACTTGGAGACAAAGGTTGATTCGGTATTCGCTGCTCAGAAGCCGGTTATGGGGCAAGACTTGTCCGCTACGTTAAACAAGAATCTGACTCGCCAGATAAATGCAGGAGCCTTTAAAAACTACGGCGGATCCGGCGATGTCGTAGCTCGCCAGCAAAATAGCGGGTTTAAACCGACTACAAATATCATCATGGAACACAATAAAGGCGATAAGTTAAATTGAAAATACCTGGCAAAAACGTCGGCGCATTCGCTAAAGAGGTCTTGGACCAATGCACGGCGTCGAAACCGGAACGACTACAACGGGGTAGTACATTCAGAAATATTTATCTCACAGGTTCTGAACAAGGTGAAGCGTCACCGTATAACGAAGTATTTGCATTTATTGATAATTTAGGTTCTTTTCTCTATAGCGCTGTCGAACTGAAATTCAATATTGACTGCTATGGATCGGCAAGCGTTGCTGATCGCGCCAAGATGCGAGCCGCGTCTTCTGAGTTTTACAAACAGTTCCGTCGCAGTAACACCGACACCTTACTGGAATCGGCTGTGACATGGGGATTGGTCAAGGGAAAAACCTTTATAAAGAACGCATGGACGTCGCAAGGCTTCAAAGACGTGATGATTCAGCCTGAAATGATGGGTGTTTTAGAGGAGAATCTTGATCATTTAGACGATCAGGACGCGTTCAGTCATACAACATATCTGACTCCGAACAAATTATACCGCATGCTGCGTACCAACCCTGGACGCGAAGAAATCATGCGAAAAGCGATGAAATACTCGATTCAGGGCAATAAAGGTGATGATCCTGAGCATGAGAACACCCTTCGACAGATCGTTGTCGGCGGTCTCCAGCCTTACAACATGATCGGTCAGCAGGCGTCTACGGCTCGCGGGCAGGTAAGATGGCTCGACGCGCCTGGTCCGCAGTTTGCTCCTGAAGTGATGGAGAGTTTAATCCCTATCCACGAACTATGGATTTGGGATGATGAACGGGATAATGAAAAAGACGGGCTCGACGGCGAGTATACTACCATCCAATTTATCGGGCAGGACGTTGTACTCGCTGGCGAACTCACACACCGCAATCTATTCGCCGATCAATACGAGCCTCAGAATAAAGAAAAGAAAAAGGAACCGTCTATACATAATCCTCTCGCAGGACATCATCCGTTCATAGAGATATGTCCGAATCCTCTTGATGGTTATTTCTGGGGACGGTCGGAGTTATGCAACGTTGCTCTTTTGCAGAAATATATCAACGCTCGTGTTGAAGGTATCAACCAGATGCTCCGGCGCCAGGAAGATCCTCCAAAATTCTTCACAGGCGTGAGCGGTATAAAACAAGCTGCGTATAGCATGATAAAAAAAGCTGGCGGCTACATGACCGATTCGAATCCGAATGCGAAAGTTGTAGATCTGGCACCGGCGCTCCCTGAAGGTTTGTGGGAATCACTGCACGAGTTCCAGGCGATGTTCGATCGCATGGCGGGATTCACAGCAACGATGAGCGGACGTGGCGATAAAGGAGTTCGTTCAGGTTCTCATTCTGACGCGCTAACTCGCAACGCTTCCCCGCGTTTTAAAGACAGAGCACTTTTAGTCGAACGACAGCTCGAAAACCTCGGCGCGTTGAAACTAGATATGCTTAAAGCGCATGTCGCTTATCCAATAACCGCGTGGGTAGGGAAAAAAGACGGGGGTATTCAAGGTAGCCTCCCTCCAAGCGATCCCACGGAACAGGCTCCTGCCCCCGGCATGGTCCCGATGGAATTCACATTCTATGACCTACCGGAAAACTGCAAAGTCGTTGTAGATAGCCATTCGAGCAGTCCTGCATTCGGCGAAGAAACTCGCCACTTGATGTTCGACTTGTTCAAAGTTGGTGCTGTTAAACCTGAACGGTTAGTCGAACATCTGCATCCCCCCGGAGCAGACGAGATGATCCAGGACATTGAAAGAGCGGCAGCAGAAAAAGCGGCGTTTGCAGCAGCACATCCTGAGTTGGCAGTAGAAGCCGAAGCTAAAGGCAAAAAGAAGAAACACTAGAGCCAACCCCAAGCTTCTCCTCGATGAATCTGACTTATAGCACCTCTGGTTACTTTGAATTTTTCAGCAACTACTCTGTGAGAATGACCTTCTCTAATCATCTCTCTTATTTCTAATATTTTGCAGTCATCTAGTTTCGAGTTTGGATGTTTGGTTCCTCTTAGAGTTCTTCCGTGTCTTACAGAATCTTCGCCGTTTTCTTTCAGCGTTCCCCATCTCAGATTAGAAACTTTGTTGTTAGCAGGGTTCCCGTCCGAGTGTAAAACATACGGCTTATTCGCAGGCTGATGACTAATGAAGTTTTCTGCAACAAGTCTGTGTATAAGATATAATTTTGGCTTCGAGTCCTTAGTTAGATTGACAAGCAGATGCCCGTATTTTCCACATTTCTTAAGACTAAGAATCTTCTTATGATTTCTGATTTTGCCGAAAGAAGATATATCATAGATACTTTCGTATCCAATAAGAGGTCGCCATTGCTCATTGATGTTATTATGTAAAGCGGATATTATTTCAGAAGTCATGATCGTACTCCAATACGTTTGTGATTAGAAAGGTCAGATGCGCTGAAACGCTCTGGCCTTTTGCAATTTATATGTCTATGCGTCCAAAATCAATACTGAAAGTATAACTACCCCCACGTAGTCATAACTACCCCTACGGGGTACAACTGGTTGATTTGCTTTACTTTTTTATTGTTTTTATTATAGAATGCCGATATATTGACAATGCGATTGAGGTTCTCAATCGCCTGACCGTGCAGACCACGGTTCGGAATGCGGGATGGTACTGACTTCTCCTGCATCTCATAACGGAGATGAAAATGAACGCCATGTTTCGTAAAGGCCGTAAAGGCAAGCGCAAAGGCCGTAAGTAGTTTTACTTACGCTTAAGCAAATAGACGGCAGGGCCAACGTCCTGCCGTTTCTATACTAAAATTAAGGAATCGTTAATGCCGATGAACATGCCGCCACCTGGAGGATTACCTTCGCCGATGACACAGGCACCAGCTAACGCTGGGGCAGCCTCGTCACCACAAGGCAATCAAGGCAACATTCACGCAGCGATGACTAAAATTAAGAACGCGGTTCAAATGCTTGGCGAAGCTCTCCCCTTAATTCCGATGGGTACTGAAGAACATTCCAAGGTGGCAAAGGTCATAGCTGATCTTTCCAAAGGCTTGAGCAGCGCGATGACGAATAACCCGCAACTGGAAATGGCAGCAATGCAGCAGGCGATGAAAGCCAAAGCGCAGAGTGCTCCGATGGATGCGATGGCAAGGCAATTTTCAGCAGGACAGGGCGCGGGTCAACCGCCAGCTACGTCTCAACCACAACCCGAAGCAGCGTAGGAGATATTTATGGCTGATAGTTCAACAAGTAACTTTCCAAGGGCGTATGTAAATTCCGTACGTGAAAACGATCCGGTCGTTATTCGCGTCGATCAGGATAAAGGCGAGATAGGTTCTCGTTCGTCTGGTATGCCAAAGGATATCATGACGACCGGAATGAGCTTGTCGCACGTAGGCGGAAAGGTTTAATTTATGACCGAAGAATTTATCGAAGTCCCCAAATCCCGAATCAAACAGCTTGAAAGCGTAGCTAGTCTCGCAGATGCTCTCTGGAACGATCCTAAAGTCGGCATGACGATTAAGGAACGTTATAAGGAGATGAATCCTAACGCTAATATCCCTGAAGTAGTCGTTGCTCAGTCCAGCCGTAAGGTTGAACAGGATCTTATCGCCAAGATCGAAGCTAAAGAAAAAGCTGTCGATGACAAGATCAGTGCCTGGGAAAAGAAAAACGCGGATAAGGAAGCTGCTGACGAGAGCAAACAGGCTGAAGCGTCTTTCGCATCAGAGGTCGAAGCTACCAAAGCTAAATATAAGCTCACTCAGGAAGGCATGGAGAAAGTCTTTGCCCGCATGAAAGAGAAGAACAATCCTGACGTGGAAGCTGCAGCAGCATGGGTTACTGATCATGAAGTTAAAGCTGCTCCTACCTCCGGATATAATGATTCTGCATTCAATCCTTATGGCTCAAAATCGGAAGATAAGAGTTGGGAACTTTTGAATAAGAATCCGTTCGATGGAAAATTCGCCGAACAGGAGATCAACCGTATCGCTCAGGACTTTGCTGGTGGTCGCGCCCATCTTTATGGGCCGAACGGCATGGGCGGCGAACTATAAAACAGGAGAATAAACAATGGCTTTCCCAACAACGGTGCAGACTCCTCCAGTCTCGGGTATTCTTCCAGGTGGTGCCACGCAGGCCCAACTTGCAGCAATCACCCGTCGTGCAGTAGTCCCTACGGTATTCTGTCAGATTTATCAGTCTCATCCGTTGCTGAGTCTGTTATTCTCTAATTCCCAACGCGCTAAAGGCGGCGTGTCGGCCATCACCATCCCGGTTCAGGGTGCTCCGTTTACCAACTTCTCATGGGGCGGTTTCGGTGGCGACTTTGCGATGCCTCAGGATCAGGACGCGATTACCAATCTTCAGTTCAACTTGAAGCTCGGCATGGTCCCAATGGGCTTCTTCGGTATGGAGGCTTTGATTCAAGCGTCAGAAGTCATCATTCCAAAGCTTCGTGTCGTAATGTCAGACGCGGCGGTTGTAATGAAGAAAGCGTTCGCCTCGGCTATGTACGCCAACAACGCGGCAAACCCTCTTGTTATCGATTCGCTTGTTCAGGCTTATGACAACGGCACGCTGACCACATCTTACGGCGGTATCACACGCACCGGCAATCCCTGGATTCAAGGTCAGTATTATACCAATATCGGCGCTCAGGCAGTAACCCGCGCCGGTATGGCAACTCTTCTCACTCAGATCTCGACCGCAGCCGGTGGCGAATCACCAGATTTCATGGTGATGAATCCTGCAAACTGGGCAGCCTTGATGACAGATTTCATGGGTTATGAGCAGTATCAGACGCGTCCGCGCTCAATGTACGGCAAAGACGACGTCGTAAACGCTGGATTCCGTGCGATCCGCGTTCTCGATACTCCCATCTTCCCGGATCCGTATTGCCCTGTCGGTCAGGCGTTTGCGATTAATTCGCGTTATCTGTCTCTGTATTTGTCGGAATACGCTCCGTTTGCCTTCTCAGGCTTCCATTCGCTGATCCCTCTCGGTCAGATCGCAGATATCGGCGTGTTGTTCTCAGCACTCGATCTCGTTTGCGCCAAGCCTTCTTCGGGAGCCTATATCACGGGTATTTCCAACGCAGCGTGGAACGGCCCTCTCGCAACACCTGCAGTAATCTAAGGAGCTTAATATGACAAACATTTTTGGTGCATCTGGCGTATACCCAACCCCTCGCGGGCAGGCGTCCATCGCTTTCGATCTTCAGCCAGGTGCGGTACGCTTAATACCCCCAGGCGCGTGGTTGATCGACACCGGTCCGTACACTACAACTCAAGAGTACGATCCCGTTCAGGGTCAGTGGTTGACCCCCGGTGGTGATAATGGCGGCTTCTCCGGCGGTCCGCAATATGTGAACTCAGATGGTAACAACTATCGCGTAGCAAACCTCTGCGGTTGCATTGTCGGCGCCTCAGTAACAACTGCTGGCTCAGCATATAGCGCAGCCACTCCTCCGGTTGTAACTTTCACCAACGCGACCAACGCGGCGGCTACCGCAATTGTCGGCGGAGCAGTCAGCACTTCGGTGACAGTAACGAACGGCGGCTCAGGTTATGTATATCCTCCTGTCGTGTTCTGTGATTCGCCACCAATTGGCGCCGGTTATCAGGCTACAATGACTTGTGCGCTTACTTCGGGCGCAGTATCTTCGGTCACTGTTAACAATCAAGGCGCCGGTTATACGAACGTTCCGAACATCTACTTCTTGAATGATGCTCGTGACACGGCTGGCATTGGTGCGGCAGCAGTCGCCACGCTCACGGGCGCAGGTACTGTGACTCAGCTCATCATCACCAACCACGGCAACCCGAACACAACCTTGCAGCCTGTAATTGCTTTCTCAAGCGGCTCGGCAGCAGCGTTCCCGATCATGGTTCGTGCTATCGGCGGCGCTACGACTTCAACTGCAGGCTCCGGTTATTCAGGTCTCGTCATCCTTCAGGGATGGGGCACTGGGTTTAACGCTGCAGCAAACGTTCTCACCAATCCGCGTTGGACAACTAACCTTGTCCGTACCCGCGTCGGTACGCTATTGCTCGGTACAGCAACGTCCGGCGGTGCATTGACTGGCGGCGGCGCGTCTCTGTTCGACGGTGGCATCTATGCAGGCAGCGCTCCTTCGGCGTTGATCCTCGGCGGCGGCCCGCTCGGTTTGATCAACACTGGTGCTATTGCAGCGGTTACGACCTTCACCTGGGCAAACCCGACTGATACGATCACGTTGCAACCTGTCTAATATTAACTGACGAGGCTTCAGGCTTCGAGAGCCTCGATACTGAGGTTCTATGGTTCAACTCGCTGATTATAAACTAGATACTCTCGCTCTCCTTCGGGATAGCGGGAGTCAGTTTACTTCCGATCAGATGCTCACGCGGTATATCAATCTCGCTCGGGTTGAGATAGCCAAGCGTTCAGCTTGTTTGCAAGCTGTAATAACTGGTCAATCCCCTTTCGGAACAACTTCCCAGCCTGGAAACGCCATCCCCGGAGCGATGGTTCCAGGCATGTTGCCGAACACAGCGGCGAGTAACGCGAACTCAGCCGGAGCGGCGTCTACAGCTTCGAATAATTTTGTAACCATCCCCGGCGTAGAATTGTATTCGTATCAATACGCTAAGCCGTTTCTTCAGGCCCAATACTCTGGCTATGAGGCTGTTATTTATGTGTCCAACGTTAGTGTAAACTGGAGCGGGACGCGTCCGACGCTTAACTGGCTGCCTTGGAACGATCTTCAGGCATATTGCAGGGCGTATAACCTTGGAGTAACGAGTTATCCGTGCGTATGGTCGCAGAAAGGGGTTGGACAGAGCGGTCAGATATGGTTGTTCCCCGTCCCATTCAGCTCTTCTTTTGCCGAAATGGAGTGGGAATCTATATGCACTCCTAAAGCGTTACATACGAATTCAGATTTCGAAGCGCTTCCAGATATGTATCATGGCTGCGTGAAGTATTACGCGGCAAGACTAGCGTATTTAGGCCAACAACGTTCTGGCATGGCTACGATAATGGATGGTTTGTTTGAAGAACAGCTGTTGCTCAATGGTGTTGCTGCCGATTGGGGACACGTAGACGGGTATTATAACTCATGACCATGACCGGCACAGATGAAACGGCTACAGCAGTGTCTTTGGCTAAGAATTTGCTCAGTTAATGCGACGGATATGGAGAAATAACGTTTCCTAAAGCGACTTTGAAAATCGTACTGGAAGCATTTGTTGATCAATGGAAATTTGGACAAGATAAAGCGCGAGCTGATTTTAAGAAAGTGGCTAAATGATATGGATAACGAACAAGAGAAAAACATATTAGCTCAAATTGCAAGACTTCCGGGCATCACGCCTCAACAATTGCAAGCGTTGAATACTTATCAACAATTATCTGCTAATAAAAGAAGAGAAGATGAACTGAATAGTAATTTCGCTAAGAATAAATCCTACGCGAAAGAGGGAGTCTATGAGACAGAGTTGCCTGCGGACAAAGAAGAGGCTTTCTCCGCTTGGGTTGAGCAAAATAAAGTTCCGTATGATTCAAAAATGTCTGTTCAGGATTACGATATGCGTGGTTTTTGGCAGGCTTTGCAAAACAAAGACCCGAGGGCTGTTTCTGCCATAGATCCTAATGACCAGAAAATCCATTATCCGGATTACTGGAAAACTCCGTATCACGAGACGTTCAGCAACGAGAGTCAATGGGCCACGGATAAAGCACCGAAATGGAACGATAAAGATCAATTGGTGGATTTATCCGGTAAGGTCGTTTTCGACGACAGGGCTCAGAATAAGGCATCTAAATAATGTTGGATCCGCAAATTAAAAAACAAATGGCTGAAGAGGAGAAATTCTTCGGTATAAAGCCGGGGTTTCAAGTCTTTACTCCATACCCGTTCGGCTCAATGAACCAGCAAAATTCTCGTCAAGGCGTTGATGACAAGGATTTCTTCTGGGTAGAGAATTTCATTAAGGTCGGTCAAGCCAATATTCGCACGATCTGGGATCATGGAACAGCCCTTTACACAGCGCCGGTCGGGAAAACTATTGTTTATTTTTCGTTCTTTAACATAGGGACGTTGGATCTGGTTGCTGTATTTCTGTCTGACGGCACGGCTATGGAAATAAATACTGACACTGGCGTCGAGACGATCATAACTTCGACATCTGGTTTGTTTTACGCTGGTAGCGGACAACTTCCTGTTGCAGGACAATGGGGTACTCAATATTTATTAATTGCCAATAATATTAATTCCAACGCCTACTGGATATGGGATCGTATATCGCTTTATGGTTCTGGAGGACTTGCTCCTCAAGTAACGATGAATAATAGCGGATCGGGTTACAGTTCCCCTCCGGGCGTCACATTCTTTGGAGGTCAGGGAAGCGGCGCTACGGGAACCGCCACGGTCACAGCCGGTGTGATCACTTCCGTCCAGATAACTAATCCAGGAAGCGGTTATAAGCCTGGAGATATAGTACAAGTTCAGTTTACCGGTGGCGGCAGTGATAATGGAGCCATATTAACTCCTGTGATGACTCCGACACCGATCGGTCATGTGAGTCTTCTGGCCGGAGGATCGAATTACACCTCCGGCGTTACGGTTGCCATCACCGGCGGAGGGGGGTCGGGAGCAACAGCAACGGCAACTCAAAGTGGCGGAATAATAAATTCGATAACTCTGACTAATGCAGGTAGCGGTTTTACCTCGATGCCGACGGTGACGTTCACCGATTCGACAGGCACAGGCGCGATAGCGCAAGTGTCTTTATTCCAAACAACGGTCGCGACGGTAACTGTGACCAACGGCGGAACGAATTTCCCATCTGTTCCAACTTTGACTTTCGTCGGAGGAGGAGCCAGCGTCCAGGCGACCGCCACGGCAACGTTGACGACGAAAGCAATCAGTAGTGTTGCCGTGGGTGGCGGGGGAACCGCGTATACAAGCGTTCCGGCTATTGTCGTTCAATCCGGCATTAATAACTCCGCTCAAGCAACCGCATCCCTGATGCCTTTTGGCGTAAGCGGTTCGTCAATCGAAACATTTCAATCACGGGTATGGCTGCCTTTCCCTAATCAAGCTGGAAGTATAAGTACCGGCGGGCAGTTTCTAGTATCGGCGCCGGGATCAGTTACCGACTTCGCTCCTTCGGACGGAGGGCTTGTTTTTACTTCTACCGACTCGTTCCTTAGAGCTCAATACACCAATATTAAACAGAGCAACGGGTATCTTTATCCGATAGGAGATAGCTCAGTCAGTGTTATATCAAACGTGCAGACGGTAGGCAGCCCGTCGGTAACGACATTCAACTACCAGAATACAGACCCTCAGACTGGTTCGTCGTGGCGGGATAGTCTAACTGCCTATTCCAGAACAATACTTTTTGCAAATCCGTTCGGCGTGTTTGGTCTTTACGGCGGAGCGGTGACGAAGATAAGCAAGAAAATGGACACTATATTTGACAACTTCGTGCCACCTTCAGCTGGAGGGGTGACTCCGACGTCAGCAGTTGCCAACATTTTTAGTATAAAAGTCTTCCTAATAAACATGACCATAACTGATCCGTTTACCAACACGACGCGAACAGTTATGTTGGCTTGGGATGAAACAGACTGGCACGTATTCAGTCAATCGATGGCGTTTACTTATATCGGAACGCAGGAAGTCAGCAGCAATCTTATTGCGTGGGGAACTGACGGCAACAGCTTATATCCGATGTTTACGACACCTTCGACTATTGAGAAGAAATTAGCGACAAAGCTGTATGGACAAGAAAAGTTCCTTGTTCAGGAAGAAGCTATGGGTGTATATTTACAAGTTCAGGATTTGTCGGCAAACGGCGCTGGAATAACGATAGCGTCTCTGTCTGTTGATGCTGAACACGGAGTGTATCCGGTTCCGAATATCCCAGCCATTCCTACACCTTCTACGCCTCCATATTATCCGATTGTATCCATTGGTGCCGGAGATGTTATTGGCGATAATCTAGGATTAACTTTAACTTCTAATAGTTTAGATTTTACAATTTCATATCTTGGAATCGGCTATATCGATGCAGGTAGTATCGCGATGAGTTCGACACCTATTAATGGACAGATTCTTACAGAATAGTTATAATATTGAAACAAAAGGAGTAATATCATGGCTAAAAAGAAAAACTATCCGATGGTCGTTGGCGCCGCAGAATATTCGTCACCTCCTCTTTCTGATAACAATCCTTCCTCAGGTCTTGTTGGTCAACCGAACGCTTCTATAGTCGGCTATGGTTATAAGGATGGAACGAATCGCAAATGCATGCCATGTGCTGTAGCAGACGGGGAATGCAAGATTCCGGACGATGTCGTGGTCAATACCGCTAACGGTATTGCTCGCTCACGCGGCAAGAACCCCGGCGCCCAATATAATTGGGGAGATACGACTGACGGTGTCTGGAACAACAATGATTTCGACGATACGAATATGACCGGCATGTAATGCTCGTAACGTTACTCAATACTCCTAAAACGTTGAAAGATTGGGAAATATGGAGTTTCGCCAACAGAGATATTCAGTTCCAAATACGGCAAGCGATACAGAGACAGAGAAACGTCAATCTTCAGGAATACCAATTATCTCCTATAAACTTCGATCGATTTCAGGATTACCTCTATAATAACCAGCAAGGTCATAATGACTTCAATTCAGAGCTTGACCTGCAAAGCTCTGATTTAAGTTCCGTCGATATAAAAGACGAGAAACAACTGCAGAACTGGATATATCTAGGTTATAAAGAGCTACAAAACGCTTGTCAGGTATTAAAGATTTGACACAACTACCCCGTAGTGGTACAAAGTGGGTATGAAAAAATATATTTTATTGCTGTTTTTGACAAGTTGTACCCCAGTGTTCTTCACAGAACCGAGTCTGGCGACTCCTCCTTCTGATCAAGTCAAATATCACGCTGACTTAAAGGCGTGTGAGGAAGAACAAAAATCAAGCGCTGTTGAATTAATAACTGCAGGTCTCATTCCAGGCATGGTTCCTGTCTCGACCGTCATGATAGGTGAAGGAAAAGGGGACGACATTTTCAAAAGCCGGTACACCATTCGAGATGAATGCATGGTCAAGAAAGGTTATGTTTTAGCTAAATGATCCGCCAAGTAACGACAGATGACCGCGAGTGGATACTGGATGTCTGTGAATCTGTATATTCAGGGACAGAGTTCGGTTGGAATCGTGACGACGCGGCTACGTCGTTTGACGCTATAATTCAAAGCAATAAAACATTGTTACTACGCGGAGATAATACGTTTTTTTACGCTGCTTTAGAGCCTAACTTGTGTGATTACAGCAAACGAGCAGCGTACATGGAACTTCTTGTAGGGAAAGGCAACTCAGGAACGGAAGCCTACAGACTTGTTGAAATGGCAAAAGAATGGTGTATACTTAACAAAGTTAATAGATTAACCATATCTTCGATTACCGAGCATAATTTCGGGGAATTGATCGTAAAACGTCTCGGGGCTGTGGCCAGGGTGGTGTACGATATAAACTTATGAGAGTTACATCATGTCAAAGGGCGGTGGGATACTAAGTGCTATCGAAAAACCCTTCCAGGATGTCGGAAAACTCATAACTGATCCCAGTCTTAAAAGCCTCGAAAACGTCGGTCATGATGTCGCAAATATAGGCGAGAATGTCTTGGCGTATCAAGTGGGAGGTCCGATCGGCGTTGGCGCCCTCAACGCCGGTAAGACCGCTATTTCAGGCGGAGGTATTGGAGATTCCCTTAAAAGCGCAGCTCTTAGCACCGCTCTTTCTTATGGTGGCCAGCAACTCGGAAGTGCAGCTAGTAGTGAGTTCCCTGAAACCATGAATGCTATAAAAGGAGCCATCCCCGATCTTGGTATTGGCAGCACGGCATCTTCCATAGGAACCGGAATATCAGATGCGTTCAAGTCAGCAACAGACTCCCTCGGATTTACTTCCGCAACTCCAACCACAGAAGCGGGCATCGGAAGTTCGGGAACGTCAGCTGGAGGCACTCCGATTTCTACGCAAGCTGCTCCTACCGGAGGCGGAACGGGCGCTGGTGCAGCCGGAGGAGCAGCTCCTGCAGGAGTAGATATTGGCGGAACTGGCGACGTCACTTCGCAATTCAGCCAAGCTTTAGGCGGACCTCCGTCGTTAAGCTCAACAGGCGCCGGTACGTCTATGAGCCCTTCAGAATTAGCGAGTAGCTCGTTTTCTCCCGATTCAGGAGGGTCTGCGCTCGATTCTCCTGTTGGAACTTCGTCCACTACTTCGGGCGGAGCTAACGTAGGATCTCAGGATTTAAGCAATTTCGCATCCGGTAGCTCAAACCCGTCAGGATTTCAAGGTGTGACTCCGGGCGATTTAGGATCAAGCGTAGCAACACCGTCTTTTGCAACGAGTATAACCGATGCTCTCGGGTTCACAGGTGGAGCGCCGTCAGCAGCAGACATAGCGTCAAATAATGCGACTTTTGCAAGTATGAACGAAGGACTGCCTTCGAATATAAGCTCAGCTTCCGGCAACGCCGGATCGTATTTCGATAACACCGCTGGCGGTAATGCGGGCGCCGGTAGTAACTTGCCCACGGCAACTCCTACTTCAGCTTCGTCTTTAAGCGAAATAATGGGTGATCCAACTTCCCTTAAAGGATATGAAGATCTTATATCACGCAACCCCGGAGCGCTTCTAACCGGAGGTGGCTTAGCTCTCGATGCGTTAAGACAAGGCGGCGTCGTTGGTAATAATACTCCTAAAGGTCAGAAGCAGGTCGAACAGATCGCGGCGGCTGAAAACACTCAAGGCCAGCAACTCGCTGGCTATTTGCAATCGGGAACCTTACCTCCAGGCATGCAGGCCGGTATTGATAAAATGGCCAACGACGCTAAAGCTGCGATACGCAGCCGATATGCTTCTATGGGCATGTCGAATAGTTCCTCTGAGCAGACCGAGCTTGCAGCGATCGACACGCAAGCTCAGGCTCAGGCCGCTCAGATTGCGCAACAGTTGTTGACAACTGGCATAAATGAAACCGGTCTTGCTGCAGGTCTTTATACCAACCTCATGAATTCCTCTCTTGCTCAGGATGCTGAGCTCGGTACTGCTTTCGGGAATTTTGCCTCAGCATTCAGCGGCGGATCAGGATCGAAAGCTCATTCTACAACGAGCGGTTAATATATGGCTGATGTCGACTTATTAGCTGGCAAACCTTCAGGAACGCCTTTATCATCTGTTGCGTCAATGGGCAGCACTGACTCCATTATACAACGTATGGAGAAGAACGACGCCGAAGAGAAAGCTCAGATAGATAAAGGTGTCGCTAAGATGGAAGCGGAACCGCGTCCGCAACCGCCTAAAATGACACCGGCTCCCGAACAGAAAGATTTCCAAACCGATCCGATGCAGACATTCGGATCTGCAGGAATGTTCCTCGCCACGTTCGGCTCCATGATGACCAAGCATCCATTGACCAACGCTCTCAATTCCGGCGCGGAAGTTATGAAAGCTGCTAACGCTAAAGACGCAAACGCGTTTAATAAAGCGTTTGAGAAGTGGAAGATCGACACGGAAAATGCTTCCAAGATGGCGCAATGGGACATGGATCAGTACAAGACGACTCTTGGAAAAGACGAAGCTGAGATGAAAGCCTACGCTGTAGGACATAAGAACGATACGGCCCGCGCCGCTATCGAAGCGCGTAGCGCTGATCAGTATCATAAGGATATGGTCGCGAATTTGAAGAAGTTCGATGAGTCCAAGAAAATCGTGAATGATTATATGGACGAAGGGATGAAGAAGTTTGACAAGGAGCATCCAGGCGCGTCTGAAATGGAACGAATCGAAGCTAAAATGAACCTTTACGGTAAGGCAAAAGCCGCAGAAGGCGGATTTTATGCTAAGGAAGAATTCAAAGAGAAGGAAAAAGGATCGGCGTCAATCTCCTTGCCGACTGCTAAATTTGCAGCGGAGCAAGTCCTCGCCGGAGATAAATCGGCGCTGTCGAACTATGGACGCGGAGAAAAGGCTACGGCAAACCTCGCTCTCATTCACGAGCAGATTCAACAGATGGCGCAGGAACGTGGAATATCCGGAGCAGATCTTGCAAGAATTAACGCAGAGTTTGAAGGCTTCAAGTCTGAGCAGAGGATTGTCGGCAGTAGAGCTGGCGCTGTGACGTATGCTGCAGCCGAAGTAGATCAGATGATGCCGCTTGCGAAGAGCGCTGTTTCGAAGATTGATTTGAGTCGATTTCCGAACATGGCTGCGTTGGAAAATTATGCAAAGCAGCATGTCGGCGATCAGAAGTTCCAGTTCGCTTACGATACTGTTCAGGAATTACAAAACGCATTCACGAGCCTTCTTGTGAGAAACGGTGTGCGAAGTGATGCAGCTCAGAATCTGGCAGAAGGTGTTATCAACCTGAACATGGGTTCTAAGAACATCGCCGGAGCGTTCGATGCTATCGACAAGTCCAAAGACGCTATTCTCCGTGCAGCTCCAGCGGCTCGCAAAACAATTATGCGCGATCAGTTAGGGATTAAAGAGTCGGATATCGGAAAGCCCAAGCCTGTTCCAAATAAAAACGCTATTCAACATCTCATAGATAATCCTGATAAAAGAGACGAGTTTGACGAATATTATGGTCAGGGAGCTGCGGCCAATTATCTCGGAGGTCAGTGATGGTTAACTCCTTCGCGCAATTTGACGACGCTCCTGCCGCGTCTAAAGAGAATTCATTTGCCAAGTTTGACAAGGTGGATACTAAAGAAGCCGCTCCAGAATCTAAAGAAGACGACATGTCGTATGGAGCCGGAACTGGCTACACGAGAGGCGGATTACCGTTTAAATCAACTCAAGAGCCGCTTTCTCCACAGCACTTCCTCGATGCGACGATGGCTATTCCTTCCATAGGAGCCGAAGCCGGAGTGTTGAAAGGAGCGACTGCGCTGGAAAATATCGCTACTCGTGCTTCTCCCAAAGTTGCTCAGACTATGGCAGAAGGAAAAGTTATTCCGAAAATAGCAACGGTAGGTAAAGCTGCGACAGCTGGCGGTGTCGGAGGCGGAGTGTACGGTGCCGGAACCGGACGCGATATAGAGGGAAGTGCAGCAATCGGAGCGGGCGGTGCTCTTGCAGGAGAGGGCGCAGGCTACGTATTTTCTAAAGGCTACAGTGCCGCGAAGAATTATTTAAACAGAAATTTACCGGAGCACGCTAACAACGAGGCTGTAAGTAAAATACTTGATCGCTTTGATAAGGACGTGAAAGGCGGAGGAGTATCAGCAGAACAAGCTCTAAAACTGATCGATGAAGCCAGGAAGACAGGTAAACAGTTAATACTTCCTGACGTCGCTGGCGCCAATGTAAAAGGTATCGCCGGATCAGTCGCTCGTGTTCCCGGTCCTGGAAAAGAAATGGCGCAAGGATTTCTGAATAAGCGTGATGCTCTAGCTTCCAAGCGTATGTTGGACGATACCAACAAATATCTTTCAACAGAATCAGGTAAGAAGACGACGCAAGCGTTGGCTGAAATACGCTCGGCTGAAGGCAAGCCGTTATTTGAGGAAGCTTACGCTGGAGGTTCGATGGCGCCTTTAGAGACTCAATTCGAGAAAGAATTTCAGGAAGTAGCCAGTAAAACCTCTGATGTTGAGAAAGAGATTAGTAAAGTTTCTCCAAGAGTTACCACGGCGACGGCGAAATTGTCTCAAGCAAAAGACATATACCAGCAACAGGCGGCTAAAAAAGAACTCGAAACGGTTCAAAAGGAACTGTCGGATAAGCGAGCTCAATTAGCTCAGGCGAAAATGGCAGAAGCTAAATCGCATGAAATGCTGCAACGTGCACAAGCTGACCGTACCGCTTCAGCGCCGGGGGCGATATGGAATCCCCGTATTCAAAGACTCCTTGAGTTGCCGATCGTGAGAAAAGGCATAAATCAAGGTATAAAACTTGAAAAGCAGAACGCAGCGGCAGAAGGTCGAGCGTTTAATGCAAGTGAATATGCAATAATCGGAGAAGATAAAGCCGGAGATCCCATTGTTGGAACTGTTCCAAACATGCGTCTTCTGGCTTCAGCTAAAGAAGGGCTCGATGGTCTTCTCGAAGGTAAAGAAATGCGTGACGAGCTTACTGGTCGTCTCACCAAAGAAGGAGTCTCGGTCGATAAAGTGCGCAGAGCGCTTTTAGAACAGTTAAAAACGGAAAATCCAGCTTACGCTAAAGCTTTGGAATCATGGGCTGGCCACAGCCAGAGTATGCAGGCAGTTCGATACGGGCGGAAAGCTTTTTCTTACGCTCCGGAGGATATAGCGGAAGAAGTAGCAAACATGACTCCGGCTGAGAGAGAATTTGCAAAAATCGGTATTGCTGACACAATTCGTGAAAAAATAATGCGTACTGGCATTGCGGGAGACGAAGCCAAAGCCGTTATAAATAACGAGTGGACTAAATCCCAATTGAGACCGTTTTTTAACAGCGACGCGGAATTTAATAGTTATATCAAGTCAGTAACTGATGAACGACAGATGTTTAATACTAAAGCTAAGCTTGTCGGGAATTCGGCTACTGCCGAACGAGTCGCTGAAGACAGCGAGAACCGAGTTCCGGAGATGCTCGGCATCGGCGCTAACGTTGTCCGAGGGAATTTCGGCACGGCTCTTAAAGGTGTGATAAAAGCCGCCCAGGACGCAAAATGGAAGAACGAACGGTTAAATGAAGCGGCGGCTCGCATTCTGTTTGACCCGAACATAACCTTAGATGCTCTGAAACAGCCTCTCGGGAAAGAACCTGTAAAAGGTGCTTTAAGAAAGTCAGCGCCGTTGATCGGCACTGGGGCGTCTGAAAACATGATAAATTCCGACCAATAACTCCTTGCCTCCAACTACCCCGTCGTGGTAAATTCTTGTCATGACAGGAACCGTAGATCTATCTCCTTACAACCTTCTAATCGCCACCCCTATGGGAGACGGTCGACCAGAAGACGCTTATAATGTTTCTCTTGATAATACAAAGCAGTTGATACGTCAGCACGGCGGGACGGTTAATAATTTCAAAACCAAATACGTGTCGGATATTTACCTCGCCCGAGCCAAGCTTTTCAGCTTCTTTTTACGTCAGAAAGAAGCAACTCACATGATTATGATCGACGCTGATCAGGATTGGACCCCGGAAGACGTCGTGTGGATGCTTCTTTTGCAACGAGACTTCCTTGCTGCAGTTTCCTGTAAAAAGGTCTATCCGTTAGAGTTTGCGTACAATATGAGGGGCGACAATGGTAAAATAGGGCTATTATACCATGAATTAGAGACAAATATCGCTGAAATGCCCTATGTCGGGGCTGCTTTTTTGATGATTTCTCGCAAATGTGCTGAAAAAATGGCAGAATCGTACCCGGAACTTGAATATTACAACCCTGACGGTGATACGGAATATGCCGTTTTTGACCCTATTATCCTCAAAAACGACGGCCAGAAGCGCCGATTGTCGGAGGATTACGCCTTTTGTAAGAGGTGGCGCGATATCGGAGGTAAGGTTGAAGTAAAGATGGATGTCAATTTGGGACATACCGGCTCGCATCGCTTCTCAGGCACTCTTTTAGAATTTTTCGTAAATAACGAAAAAAGCTTCTCGGACCTGAAGAATGGCTAAAAAGCGCGATAAAAACATGGAGATGGCTCTTCGATTCCGCGACCATTTGCTTTGGGAATTGATGGGTGATAATATGGGAACGAAGCCTGAACACCCTGTTCCTGCCAATACAGCCACCTTTGCTGAGAAAAAGGGATTGCTGTCTGAAATGGTGAAACTTGCTGAATTATCAAGAAAAAGTTCATCTGAAGACGAAACTGAAAGCGGTTTGGATTTAATCAAAAGGAGTTTGAAAGATGGCAGTGGAACGGGTAGGGGTCGAGGAAATTCTAGGCGAGCCAAAAGTAGTGCAGATGAGCCAGGAGAAGACGGAAGCGGCGACGAGTCCGAAGAATCCTAACATTGAGGCTGAATATAGCGCTATCCTCGCTATGTTTAAAGTCGCGGCGCGGGTATTGGCGATTCGGTTTTTCTTGTTTCTTTCACTCATCGGGTCGTTTATATTATCAATCATCGCGACGAACAACTCGGCTATACAAAGTGCTTACATTCTAGTACTATATGCGATGGTAACAACGTTGCCTTTGACCGTTTTAGAATGGAGAGGGCGAAAAGGAGGCTGATTGTCGTATAAACGCTTAATTAATGCGTTTAAAAAAATAGCGACAGTCTTTCCGATCAAACTACCACGTAGGGGTAGCGAATGAGCGCCCCGTCGTTATCAACATATCAAAACGGCTCTGGGCAGGTGTCTTCCGATAACCTGAATACTTTCTGTCAAACCTGCGACACGATCGCTCAGCTTCGCGCATTCACAGGTATCGTCGGAATTCAGGTTTACGTCCGAGGATTTTCCGCTGTAAACGATGGCGGGCAGGGAAATTTCTACTGGAATATCGCTGGAAGCCAAGTCGATAACGGGACGACAGTTATCGTGCCGTCAAGCGCTGCAACGGGCGCCTGGAACCGGCTGAATTTCGACTCAATACCTCAAATCGTTTACACCGAATCGGCTCCGACAGCAGGATTTTCAATAACTATTCCTAATAGCATCGGTGCATACATCATAAAACCTGCAGGTACTCTCGCCACAGGTACTTTTATCATGCCTTCAACTCCTTATGACGGTCAAATATTGAGGGTATCTTCTAGCCAGATCGTCACTACGCTGACCGTTAACGCGAACGCAGGGCAGACGATATTCGGAGCTCCGACAACGATAAGTTCGACTGTCCCGTTTGGATATATTTACCGTTTAGCCGATACTTCATGGTATCGCGTATGAGTGCGCCAGCATTGACAGCCTATGCAAGCGGGTCCGGGCAAGTGTCTGGAGACCAACTCAACACTATGGTCCAGAATTCGACCAACGTGGTGAATCTGCGTACCTTTACCGGCGTGCTCAATATGGTCGTTTATCTACAAGGAACGACGACGTCAGGGGACGGTGGTCAAGGGTTGTTCTACTGGAATTCAGCCGGAACCGGTCCAGATGACAACGGCACCACCTCAGTGGTTCCCACTGGTGCGACAACGGGCTGCTGGACGCGAATAAGCAACGTTGCAGGAACCTTGGCCTCAATAGCGAACTTGTCGTTACTCGCTAATATTTCAGGAGGATCAGCTGCTCCGATAGCGAATACTCTAAGCGCTATTCTTGACGCTACGATGGGATCTACGCAAGGATCGCTCCTTGTACGTGGAGCAAGTCTATGGGCACCATACACGGCAGGAACGGCGGCGACCGTGTTAACTTCGAACGGGGCTGGAACGAATCCGACATGGCAAGCTCCTGCTGTCGGGACTGGCGCAATGACGTTGCTTTCTACACAAGCTATTTCTTCAGTTGCAAGTGTTAGTGAATTAGCGCTCGCCGGTGGATATACCCATTATATTTGGGAGATAAGTAATTTAGTATCTGCTACAAATAATGTTGACGCTTATTTTACCGTTCAGCAAGGGGGTGTATTTGTCGGAGGAACTGCATATTATTCGGCCAGTGTCAGATCTACTGGAGCGGCAATTTCCGCGACTCAAGATAATGGTGCTGCTAAATTCATAGTTACAGGCTCTTTTGCCGGTATCAATAATGTAGGTACATCTCCCTCTGTATTAAGAATAGAATTCTGGCAACCGTCTGTGGCTTCTATATTAAATGTCATATTCGATACGATGATGAACAACGGTACAACAGATGTCCCATTATATGTGAGTGGAGGCGGCTATGTTAATGCAAATATTGCAACGACTGGTATAAAACTTGTCATGTCGGCAGGTAACATAACCTCCGCGACTTGCAAACTATACGGAGTAAGCTGATGGGAGATACGAAATCAGTCAATGGAATTCTAGTCCCTCTCACAGATGAGGAACAGACGGAACACGACGCTCGTGCAGCGCAGTGGCCGACGATTCAAATGGCTGAGACTCAGGTTAAGAACGCAAAAGCAGCTCTGCTGACAAGTGATGTCACTGTATGGCGATGCTGCGAAGGTCAAGTTCCGGTACCGGTCGAATGGGCTGCTTACCGTCAAGCACTACGGGCTATTGTTAAAAGCGGTGGGGGTGCCCTCCCTGCGAAACCAGATTATCCAAAAGGAACATAGATTATGGCAGCTTTAGTCGGGTATACAGGACAAGCAAACGCTAACCGCGTTTTTACTGCTTCAGGAGCAATCGCTTCGGGCGGTACAGCGCAGATATTGCTTCCTGTGGCAATATCCAGGAGCTCCCTGATCATTCAGAATATAACCCAGACGGCAGGGCATAATATATTCATTACGATCGGAGCCCCTCCTGCAACATGTACGCTTTCGAGCGGAACCGTAAACACCGTGACCGCCGGTAATGCTGGCGCCGGTTACAGCCGTCCGCCGCAGGTGTTTTTCTTCGGAGGTCTGTTGGCCAACAGAGCGTCAGCTCCTGCGCTGACCTTAGCGGGACTTCCTGATTACCCGTCTCCTCCTAATCCGGCGCAGGCGCATTGCGTCATGACTGGTTCGGCCCCGAATCAGACGATCGCTTCCATTGCTATTGATAATCCCGGTTCAGGCTACGCGTATCCTCCTTATGTCCTGCTTATTAACGATCCGCTTGATCCTTACGGATATTCAGTCCCGTCAGCGACAAACGGCATTCAGTTAGCACCAGCCGGAGGTAGCTATACGAGCAACGGCTCTGTCTGCCCGACCGATCAGATTGCTATATTCAGCGCTGCCACTGACGCTTTCACATGCTATTACACTTTATAATCAGGAGCATATATGACTATAAACAACCCTCCCGCTCTTAACGAAGCCGATTCGGCTCTGAAGTTCGTCACGTTGTTTCAGAAGCTGATGGATCCCGTGCAGCGCAAAACAATCGCGGACGATATTACAGCGTTCCACGCTCTTAACGACACGGAAGCTAAGAAAGCTGCTGACGCTCGTGATCTTATAAAGAAGCACACGGAGATTCTTAATGATACTAAGAGAATTTCTGAACAAAACGCTAAAGATCGTAAAGATCTTGAGCAAGACAAAGTCGCGCATAACGCGGCTGTTGATGCTGCTAATCAGAAATTAACGTCAGACAGAAATCTTCTGGTTGATGAACGGGCAAAGGCAAAGAAAATCGCAGACGAGGGTGAGCTCGCCATGAGCCTTGCGTTGCAAAAAGAAAATGAGTTGAAGATTACCAAGAGTGATCACGAATCTGAAGTCGCTAAGTTAAATAAAGACAAGCAAGACCTCGCCGACGAAAAGAAGAAGATAGACGAGTATAAGAAGCAGGTGATTGCTCTGGATGAAGAAACGAAAGCGAAAGTGGCAAAACTTAAGCAGTTTAATTTTTAATATGATATGGGAATCAATAATCCAGGGACAAGCGCTGTCAACGAACGAGTTACCGCTCCTGGAAGTAACAGTCTCTGCAACGGCGTAGACGTATTCACAGCGGCTAGTGGTGGAGGCGGTAATTTCTATATAACTGAGAGTGGCGATTTCTATGTTACTGAAGACGGTTTAGACAATTATGTAACAGAGTCGTAACATGGCTAATGTAAAACTAAGTCAAATAGCCTCTGGAGGTGCGATCGTTATCGCAACCGACCAGGTCATCGGTGTTCGCAGTGGAACGACAGATGTACAACTCACGCTTGGCACTATCGCCTCGCAAGCTGTTGCCATGAGCGGAGATCTGACAGGGAATTACCCGAGCCCGACGATAGCTAAAATCCAAGGAATAGCGATAACGGGCACCACAGGGACGGGTAACGTTGTTCTTGACACGTCACCGGTCCTTGTAACTCCAGCTCTCGGCACACCATCCTCCGGTGTTGCTACCAATCTCACAGGCACGGCTTCGGGACTTACTGCAGGGAACGTAACAACGAATGCAAATTTGACGGGCGCGATTACTTCTTCAGGTAACGCTACATCGTTAGGTTCTTTTAGCTCGGCTAATTTACTAGCAGCGTTAACTGATGAAACTGGAACCGGCGCGGCTGTATTCGCAACATCTCCTACGCTTGTAACACCATTGCTTGGTACGCCAACATCAGGCGTTATGACGAATGTAACTGGAACAGCGTCTGGTCTTACTTCCGGTATTACACTCGCTCTGAAATCAGCGACTACTACAGTTGATGTGTCGGCAGCAACTGCTCCTACATCTGGTCAGGTATTGACCGCCACCAGTGGAACGGCAGCTACATGGCAGACTGTAAGTGGAACTGGTACAGTGACGAGCATAATTGCAGGAACCGGATTGACTGGTGGAACCATAACGACCACCGGGACGATTGCTATAGACTCGACTGTCACCACTCTCAGTGGAGCGCAGACTCTCACCAATAAACGTATAACTAAACGTGTATTGGCACTCTCGGCAAATTCAGCAACTCCAGCTATCAACACAGATTCTTTTGATGTAGTGCATATTACAGCGCAAACCGCCGCTATCACGTCATTTACCAGTAGTCTTACCGGAACACCTGTTGATGGTGACACCTTACGAATATCAGTTACTGGTACAGGTTCAGTCGGACTTACATTTGGGACTTCATTCGAGGCTAGCACGGTGTCGCTTCCGACAACAACTGTTTCAACGACAAGACTTGATATAGGTTTCTTCTGGAATACAGAAACAACCAAATGGCGCTGTGTAGCATCGGCTTAATAAAGGATAGTGTATGCGCATATTTACAATTGTTATAGAAGTTCCTGATATGACCTTGGAAGATGATGTATTCCAAAGTGAAATTCAGACTATCATTGATAGTATTACTCCAAATACTCGTGTAGCTTCAACCACACATGTTGATGAATAATGGGAACGATCACACCCTCAGTAGCTGGTGGTAATTGGAGTGCAACAGGAGCATGGACTCTAGGTGTTGTACCTACTGCGGCAGATGATGTTGTTTTTCATGCTGGAGCAGGAAATATAACAGTTGATGGAACCTCTGGAAGTCCATCTTTATGTCGTTCCCTTGATTTGAATACATTTTCTTATGCTGGAACTCTTACTATGGGTAGCACAGCAGTTCTGACAATTGGTGATAGTGCTGGTGGCAGTATGACAATGCCTTCTACTGGACTAACATTCGCACCTAATGCTACATCAAAGATAAATTTCGTTTCCACTACAACGGGTAATACTATAACCACTGGAGGCCATACCTATGGTGCAATAGTATTTAATGGTTCTGGTGGTGGATGGACATTGCAAGATGCTTTTAAAGCTCCTTCTGCTGGCTCTACTGTGCTTCTTACGCTTACTGCCGGGACACTCGACACCAATGGCCAGACAATAACTAACTTTAATTTTTCCGGTGCATCTGGCGCGACTTTAACTCTTGGCGCGACAGCTTGGAATGCTCGTACCTTGTGGTCAGCTAATTCGGGGATGACCCTTAACGCCAATACGTCCACTATAACGGTTAGTACTAACACTATTGGCAATGCATTTGCAGGAGGAGGGCTTACTTATAATAACGTAACGCTTTCTCCTTCCCTCGGCGGAACGATTGCGATTACAGGAGCCAATGTTTATGCTACACTAACGCTCTCTCCAACATCAGGTGCAGCCAAAACTTCTGTAATATCTATACCAAATAGTGCCACCCAAACCTGCACTAATCTTACATGCACCGGCAATTCAGCAGCAAATCGTTTCCTATTTGAAAGTGACCTTGTAGGTACGGCTGCTACAGTATCTTGCTCAACCACGGTGTCAGTAACTCATGTTGATTTTCAGGATATAACCGCTGCCGGGGCAGCCAGTTGGGATAAACATACATCTACTAATTTTGGAGATGCTGGAGGCAATACAGGTATCGCATTCACTACAGCTCAAACTAATTTCTATCAAACTGCTGTGACTGATAATTTCTCTACAACCGCTAAATGGTTCTTAGCCACAAATGGTGGGGGTGGCGCTGGACGTATTCCCCTGCCGCAGGATACAGGCCGCTTTGATGCAAACTCTGTTACCGCAGCTAGTAAAACCGTAACGCAAGATATGCCAAGGATGGGAAGTATTAACTGGACAAGTGTAGCAAACTCGCCGGTTTGCGCTTTAGGAACCAATTCAATTCTTGGAAGCACAATAACTTTTACTTCTGCGATGTCAGTTACAGGAACACTTACAACGGCGGGGCGGGGCACTCAGACACTTACGTGCGGTGCTTTGACCCTACTGGCTGTTACGGCAAACGGTTTTGGCGGAACATTGACTCTAGCTGATACCTTCGCTAGCTCCGCCACCGTTACCTTAACGCAGGGAACTTTCGATGCTGCAACCAATAATGTAACGGTAACTTCAAGTGCTTTTGTTAGTTCAAATTCCAATACCAGAACTCTTAAAATGGGTTCTGCAAAATGGACATTAAATGGAACGGGAACAATTTGGAATACCGGAACTACTACAGGGTTAACTATTTCAAATAGTACTGGGACGATAGAATTATCCGATACGTCAGCTTCCGCTAAAACTTTCACCAGTGGCGGCATTTCGATGACGGGCGAAGGAATACAGGTTGACGGCGCAGCAAGCGCCGGGATTGTTACTTTTTCAGGCGCTATGTCAATTGCCAATATGGCATGGCAAGCTAACTGCTCAATTAAATTTACCATTAATACCACCTATACTGTGACGGGGTTATCAACTACTGCTTCAAGTGGTAATACCGCTACAATTGCTAGTACAACAGCCAGTACTAAAGCGACTATTTCATGTGCTAATAATGTGGATTTAGACTGGTTGGTTCTAACCGATAATACAGCAACTAATAATATTCCTTTTTATGCGGGGCCAGATTCGACTTTGTTAAGAACTTCGAATTGGAGTAATACCAATAGACCTGCCGGTGGTGTTAATTCTAATTTCTTTATGTTCATGTAATCATTGAAATTAATCTCTTGTCCTGATATTCTATATTGAATGCTTACGAGTACAGGAATAATATGACATGGACAAGGAAACCGCTGAAAGACTCCGAAACCTAGAGATCGAACAAGGCATTGATAGAGGTGTGCATAAATGGATACGAACGGTCTGCATAACATCGACCTCGACATTCATGGGATTCTGCATTTGGCTGGGAGGCCAACTTTACGACAAATTCGATGCGATCAAAGCAGGAGTTTTGGCATTCCTAGCCGCTGGCAGGCATGGACCATGAGAATGCATTATTGTATGTGGATAGCGATGGCTATTTCTTTCATAGTGTTTGGGATGCTGTGGCGTGGTCGTGAAGATATGATTATCCAGCAGAACATTAATGCCGCTACTGCAGCAGTTTTCATGAGTATGCCAATAAAATCATTAACGGAATATAAGATATGACCGATTCAAATGTTAATGATTTATGCACAGAACTATTACCTATCTACCGTGAATGGATGATGCAGTGTAATGCGGCTGGATTGGCAGTTAAAGCTATTGTGACATATCGCTCAGCAACCGATCAGAATACCGCTAAAGCTAAAGGACTCAGCAAAGCTGCATCAGGAGAATCACCACATAATTGCTGTGATAACGATGGAAATCCCGCTAGTAAAGCTTTTGATTTTGCGTGTTTTGACACAGATGGAAAATACATAACCGATGGAACTGATGATAGTTATCGCCAAGCTGGTGAAATAGGTGTACAATTAGGATTAGTATGGGGTGGGGACTGGTCTGGCTTCAAAGATTGGGATCACTTGGAATTATCAAATTGGAGGACTAATGTTTAATCACCTTAAAAACGAACTAGCCTCTATATGGCATAAGCTAGTAACCGGTTCCGAAAAGGATGCCGACAACATAATCGAATGGTTTAACAACAAAGAGAAGGAAATTCTTATGACTATTGCTGACGATATCGCCACAATCAAAGCCGCTGTGACTGCTCCTGCTGTTCCAGTAACCGTTGACCTCACTCCGGTTGAAACTGCTGTAGCTGGCGTAAAAACAGATACTGCTGCTATTCTAGCGGAATTGACTCCTACGCCTAAACCGTAATATGGCTTTTGACCCCGTTACCGCAGGGCTGGATTTCGCTGGTAAATTGCTTGATAAGCTATTTCCAGACCCTACGGCACGGGCACAAGCTCAAATTCAACTTCTACAGATCCAGCAATCTGGAGAACTCGCGCAACTTTCTATAGACCAAGAAGAAGCAAAAAACGAAAATATCTTCGTTTCAGGATGGCGACCAGCTCTTGGATGGGTATGTGTTGCAGCTTTTGCTTATCATTATGTTTTTCAACCTTTCTTGATTTTTTTGCTTACGCAATTTGGAGCAAAAGTAATATTACCGGATTTCGATATGAATACGCTTTCTACAGTTCTTATGGGTATGCTTGGCCTTGGTAGCCTTCGTACTGTCGAGAAAATGTCTGATAAAGCGCAAATGCCATGGCAAAAGTAGCCATTATATCACTTCTTCTCCTCACCTCTTGTTCCTGCCATGATTGGGGCACCCGATGTCCCCTCATTTTCCCAAGGGCTGATTATATGGATTTTATCGGATAATCAGTCCTCTAGAACTTTTCTGAGATGCTCGTCATCTTCATCGATATGAGAATAAACTTTAGCTAACATCGACCCATCAGTATGCCCCATCGTAGCGGCGATTTCCAGATGGCCATGCTTTGCCTTTAGCTTCCTAGTGGCGTAACCGTGCCTAGCATCATACATGCATAATTTCTTGCCAGATATACAATGCATTCCCGGCCCAACATATTTTGCACTATTTTCCATAGCATCAGCCATTAGATTTATGGCGAAAACCCGGTCTTCTTCTGGCATATCTGTCATTCGTCATCTCGTGTCTTAGTAGAGTGAACGGTCAATTTTGGCGTCGTTGACTTCTTCCTCGGTTTCCGGGATGTCCGTATGCTTGCTAGGTTCAACACTGGTCAGTGTTGGCGCATTTTTCGCACATCATCTTTAGCGGGTAAGCCTTCAATCGTTCATTCTCGCGCCCGTTTCTTCGCCGCCAGTGTAGATGTAGTCCGTTGGCGTAACAGTGACGCATAAACCCACCTCGAAACAATGCTCACGGCAAATCTGCTTGATGATGGCTATATCGCCAGCAACAAAGATATTGCAGTAGAAGGTATCGCATTGCTCTTTTGTTAGCTTTTTCACGATAACTGACCTTCTATTTTGGTAGTCTCGGTTAGTATTGCTAAAGCTGCCTTAGCTCTATCTCCGCATCTCGCTGTAAAATCATGGTGTGTTCCAAATGCTCTATCTGCCAAGGCTGCAATATCTTCTAATGCGATTTTTAGCTTTTCCACCTCACCCGATTCCCGCATGGTTGATAATGCTGTTTCCCAAGCCCTCTGATAAATCATTGTTGCGGCCAGCATGAACTCTAACCCACGCGCTCTGTATTGCTCCAAATAAGCGTTCTGCTTTGCAAGCATGATTTCATCTTGCGACAACTCAACCGGCTGTCCGGTTTTGGCGGCATGCAGGACTTTTTCTAGATCGGCAGATTCCATGCCCAAAATATCCGCTGCTTTAGCTATACGCTGCCTTTCAATCGACATACTTCACCCCTGCTGCGTCTAGGACGGCTTTTGCTTCTCTGTCGCAGAAATTGCCACAGGCATCTGCGTAAGATGGGGACAATACTTTCGGGAATCTTGCCTTAAGCAGAGCAATAGCACATACCACACCCGACACCGGCTTGAGTTGCTTATTCAATTCGTAGTATTTCTTCTTGTAAAACTCGGCCTGCTCATAAGCGGCGGTGTATGCGCCTTCCAGAGATTCGGTGTCCGAAATCTCCCCGGATGAGATAGGTTCCGTTGCACGGAGGTAAGGGCGGATTGCTTTCAAAGCTGACACCATAGATTCCCGACAGCATCCGATATTATCGTGCTGGTTTTCAAGCTGGTCATTGGCATATGCATCAATCATTATTCCGAGTAAATATGCATCATTCTTTGTGGCGTTATCCCGTATCTCACTCGTATTGGCAGGGGATGGCGTTGCCGCGCCCGCGCTCACGCTACTGGATTGAATAGCGGCGTTCGCCTCATCCTTACGGGTAGAGGCATCCCCCATAGCTGCATCCACAACCTGCTTAATAAGGTCGTAAATATTTCCTTCAATGATTTTACCGTCTTTATCAAAGCCTAGCCGTACATAAGCGGCAGCGGCTGCATGGTAATCGATTGGCGGTTCGGTTTTCATGGTTTATTCTCCTGTATTAAATCACTTGTCTTGGACATGGCTTCCAGTACGTGCTTATGGCCGTCAGTCACGCCCTTTTCATATCCATCTGCATAGCCACGCTTCTTACCTGCGAAATAGTAAAGAACCACGCACAATGCCCATAGCGCACTTACAATAAGCAACTCATTCAGCGAATCGTTGGTCATCCACCTAATATCCTTCCATTTTCACCAAACTTTTTGCCCATTTCCCATTGCGCGGTTCGTTCAGGTGTAGAAAACCAGCCAATGTGACAGTTGCGCGTGTTCGGCCCATTTTCTCCGCAGTCCACTCCAGCCCAATAAGGCGATTCAAGCGGTTTCTCAACAATCATTTCCTTGGTCATGTGCGCTCCCATACTTTTGATTGCCGAGCTATTTGCAGGACAGAACTTAAAGCCATATCCGCTTTGTATGCTTGACCCTGAAGGCATATAAATGCGAAATCTAGCTCAATGATTTGCTCATCCCCTTTTGAGGCGCTTGCCACTATCTTCTCAGCCTCATCTCTTGGGTAAAGACCTGCCGAAGCTATATTGATGGCATAGCCCTGTGAGTTGTCTCGCCAGTACGCCTTATGCTCATTGCTCCAAATAAGCACTCTATCTTGCTTGATGCTCGTATCCGTCATACTTCCTCCGGCGGCTCAGGTAGCGGCATCCAATGGGTTGGGGCCTTGTAGCCCTCCAGCTTCGATTGAGACACCGAGTTTTCTGTGTAGGACCACCAGCCCTCCCAATCTTCCAACGAGTCCCAGCCGCCGCAATACTGGCCGGATGTTTCCCACTCTTCCTTGGTGCGATACCAGGCGATGTGGACAACGGGGACCGTGGCGACACCCTTCCATACCAGAATCTCGGTTCCATCTTTCGGGGCTGTTTCTATCGGTTGCCAACCGGAGTTCGTGTTCATATGCCGCTACCTTGTAGTAATTTTAGCACCTTGCGGGCCTTTTTCTGGAAGTGATCTATTGTCCTGGCGGCACTCATATCCCCGCCCTGGGCCGCAACCTCCATAGCCTCCCACGTAGGCCAGTATGGCTCATCATCAGAAAGGTATAAAGCTGCGGCCATTGTCTTCTCATCTATCAGATCGTTGGGGTTCATGGCTTGCCCTCCAGCGTATTTATCACCGCGCTCAATGCGCTATCTAACCCGCGACATTCCTCACCACCGTCTATGAGGATTTGTAATTGGTTCACGGCAGCGTTGATACGGTCATTGCGTACCGATAACGTTTGGCTCAATATATCAATTACAGCTTGCGGGTCTTGACCCTTGGCTATGCTGAGAATCATATCTTCTATTTTCATCTCCGTTCAACCCTTTGTTCGTTGCGGTTCGATCCCTACCGATATGCTAATTACACCTGCGGAAAATAATGCCTCTTGGCATGATTGGCATACGTATGAGTGGCCCTGTATGTAGGCTCTAGCGCCTGGAGCCGCCCACATTACCTTTTTTAAGGCATCTTTTTCAGCGTGATTCGACTGTCCGCATATACTTAGGCATTTTTCATAATCTTCGCCTGGCAATCTGGGGCATACCGTTTGAGGATTGGCGCACCAATTAGACCCGGTAACTATCTCTCCAGCAGGGAATACCAAAGTGCATGTAACTGTTGCTTGCCAACATAGGTTTTGGCATAGCCGTGCATAATTGGGTTCTCGATGCAGATGCGATCAATCCGAGCCTGCATTAAGCGCCAGAAGAAATGAGCACCTGCCAGCATGTCATGCCATCTAGTAATATTCGGGCCATTCTCCTTTTTCATACCATTGTAGAGGTGTTTATTACTGCTGTTGGCTAGGAAAGTACATGGCGGGTGGGCAATCATCAGGTCGTAATGGCCTGGGTAAATATCGAGAATACGGAACACATCAGATTGAAGATGGTAGCGGCTGTCGCCTTCGCACGGAAGGATGTCGCAGCTCCAAGCATCATGACCTCGCTCACGAAAAGCATCCCTGACCGTTCCTGAAAATTCACATGCTACTAAAACTCTCATGACCCTACTGAATCCCTCGATGGTTGCTCGCGTCTGCGAAGCTCAGCGCCAGCTTCCAGGATATCTTTAAGCGTGTATCCCTTGCTTTTTAGGAGGGCCACTGCATCGCCAATACTCATGTCTTTCTGATTTTTCGCACATTCAACTTCATGGCCAAACAGCCCAGGGCCATTGTGGTATTCTCGTTCGCAATATTTGCATGCTCTTTTCATATGCTCACCCTACATTTACTTCTGGCCGGTCTTTGGCGTTTTCGACGCCTTGATCGCCAATTGACCATAATCGTAAATCACCGCTGATCTGAAAGCATAATCGCCGGTCTTGGTTTTCTTCACGCCCACGAGCACCACTCTGTAGCGTACTTTTTTCACCTTCTTGCCATCCCAGAACTGGGCTATCCCCCAACTTTCTTGTTCGTTGGCAACCTTCAATTCCTTGCCCTCTATCTCAACTGTGCAGCACATTGTTTCACTCCCGATCCGTTAATTCGTTTTGGTAGCTGCGATGGCGCACATGCTTTTGTTTGAATCACCAGCGCCAAAGACTGAGCATGTAGCCTTGATAGGGTCTGCGCCTTTATCGACCATTTGCTGCAATGTGTTGGTTTGATACATCGTGCAGCCGCTTCCACTCAGAACCAGCACACAGAAGCACATCCCAACGATTTTCCAAATGCCGTACCAGAATTTATTATCTTCCATTTTCGTCTCCTTTGTTAATGTTCAAAACCGAAACCGTTATTCTGACTGGTTACTAATCGTTACTGCCGCTATCGAAGCCGGAATCACCAGAATCGAAACTTGATGATCCAGAGTCAAACGATGAGCTATTATCGCTTCCTGAGTCGAAATCATTGTCGTTTGAGCTACTGCTTGAGCCAGCATCAAATGAATTGTTTTGGACAGAGTTATTGGTGGTCGTATCTCTCTCAATAATCGTCTGGCGATCAATAACCGTATTATTTCTGCCATGATTAGACATCATGCTACCAAGAATCATGCCTTCGACAAGACCGCCATTGCCACCTGAGTTATAGTTGTTCACTACGTGCGGGGCAGCGGGTGCTGCATAAGATGGCTGATAGTAGCCATTGCCTGCCGGACGGTAAGCCTGCTGGCTAGTTGGCCTAGCAGATGCCTCCGGCGCTGTTGACGCATAGGCAGGATGGTTTGCGGCAGGATTAGGTGTATAAGGCTTAGGCTGTGCTTTTGGCTCTGGCTCATCTTTTGGCCTGCAACTCCAAATCCAATACGCTAAACCACCAATGCCCGACAAAAGCAATAATTTCAAAAACCAATGGCTGCTTTCTTCTTTATTTGAAATTTCTGGCGCTTCGACTTTACCAAGATTCATTTCAACCTTATCCATTTTTGTTCTGAATTCTTCAGGACTGGAAGCAAAACTAAGGGATTTATCCAGACTTGCAGACTTTTTTAATTCCGAGTATGCCCCTTTATATTCGCCCTCAGTCGCCAATATCTGCCCCATGTAATAATGTGCCTTGGCATTGTCTGGGTGGTCTTTCAACATCTGCTTGGTTAGCATCTCCGCTGTTTTAACATCGCCAATTTTCATTTTCTCAACAACATCATTCGGTGTAATTTCTGCAAAAGCGATTGCTGGAAATAGAAGGAGCGGTAATGTCGCTACCAATAGTTTATTCATCTGATTTTCCCTTTTTGTTAAATAGGTGTGATAGCTTATATTCCCAGCGATCACATAGACCGCGAAGTATCCATGCGACGGCGAATCCTGTTAAGAAGTCGCCAACCAATACGATATTCATTCCCCACATTTTGCTTTATTCTCCCCTACTGATTTCTTTCTTCAGTTCTTAACGCTGCACTTGACAACGCTGTTAAATCAATATAACATTCTTATCATGAACTTTACAACGATGTCAACATGGATTTAGAAAAAAATAAAAACGTTACTCAATCGTCTGAATATCTGGGAGTTTCACGAGTAACTTTTTACAAGCTAATAAAAAGATACGATTTAAAACCCGTCGAGCGTATAGCGACTATGAATTTTTTCCATGTTAAAGACCTGGATCGCGTCAAGACTGCTATTGCTGAGACTTACGCCGCTTCATAAAGTCTAGAAGTATATCCTGGACGTCGCGTTTAGTCGAATGCCGTTCGATCACCATCTCGTCGGCTGTATTATCCGCAATTATATAATGTAAGAAAACCGGTCTATTGTGACCGGACTGCATCTGGCGGACCGGTCCTATACGCCCAATGATTTGGTCGTGGAGCTCAAGATCCCAGTTATGTCCGAAGAATACCAGAATATTCGTCACATTTTGCAGACCGTCGATGCCGTGGCCGAGGGAGGCTGGATGTGCGATGCCGAGCTTCTTTTTACCGGTTTTGAATAATTTTAAATTCTTGTCGATCGATAAATCTATCGAGCCTTTGAAATGCTTAAGGAGGCGTTCCTTGTCGCTTACGAAATTATAAGCGACGATCAGAGGCATATCGCCGGTTTCTTCGACAATATCTTCAAGCGCTTCGATTTTAGCGTTGTGCACTTCTTTATAATTACGCTTATCGTCCACATAGATGGCGCCGTTGGCGAGCTGGAGGCACTTATTCGTCTTACTGGCGGCATTGAACGCTTCAACCTGGTTGTTCTCGATCTCCAGGAACATATCCTTTTCCATCTGCTTATATAGTTTGAGCGCCGCTGGCGGGAGGTGGACGATTACGTTATTTACAATAGGTTTCTTGAGGTCGAAGTAATCGGCAGGATCTACGGACAGGCATATATCCTTTATCCGGCTCATAATTTCTTCCTGGGCGCCGGGGAGGGGCTCTATGCCGTAGCCGTCGAATTTGAGACGAAACCACCGCTGCTGGAAGGCGTTAAAGGACTTGCCAAGGCGTTTGCCGTGATCCAGAAAGTAAATCTGCGCCCAGAGATCCTGCAGTCCCTTCGGCGTCGGTGTTCCACTCAATTCGATGAACCGGTCGGCTTCGAACGCCTTATCGGCCAGAGCGTGAGAACGTTGCGTGCCTTGCGTCAAGCGAAATCCGCGAAGTTTTGTTGATTCATCAGCTATAATTGTTCTAAAATTCCACGATTTTCCCATGTAATCGACTAACCACGGAATATTTTCGTAGTTTATGCAATAATACTCGCAATGCTTGTTAATAGCTTTCTTACGCGTTGCAGGATCTCCGATTGCAGCAGCGACGCGCAGATGCTTGAAGTCTTCCCATTTATTCGCTTCGTCTATCCATGTATCGCGGGCAACTCGAAGGGTTGAGCAGACGAGCGCAGGATAGACATCTTCAACTACTGACGTATCGTCAAGCGTCTTCATTACAGCAGAAGTTTTGCCAAGCCCAACCCCTGCGTAGACAGCGCACCGCTTGTTGATCGTCATGTGATCGATCATCGGCGGTTGGCAGGGTCGAAGCGTGAGGTTCACTTCTTCTCCAGTTCCCTGACGATAAGTTGAGCGTAACCGGCGATGTCGAAAAATGAGTCGGCATGTAGGAAGTCGCCGTGGCAGATACGACTCATTTTAGTACATATTAATTCTAGCGACTCTTTCATTGGCGGAGGCATACGATCCCAATTTATCGTAGCGTGTAATATAGATTTTAGACATTGCGCCGTAACTGCTTGGGAACTATACGAGCCGTGCGTCTTCTCACGCTCGTTCAGAATCTCTTCGGTACTCGGTAATGACATCTTCAATTCCTTCAATACTGTTTACAACAAAAACCTTAAATCCAGCCCAGATAAGTAATTTATGCAGTCTAGTCTGATGCTCTTCTGCGTATTTCTTCGGCCTTTTCAGTTCGACCAGACAATGCCACTTCTTTAATAAAACCAGTCTGTCCGGAGCTCCAACTCTTGCTATAAAGCGAAGTTTGAAGCAATGACCACCTTCTTGTTTTATTCGGGCTTTAAACTTATCCTCGACAAAGGACTCACGCACCTATCTCCTCCAGTATTTTATAAGCCTCTGCAACATACCAACCGTAATCGATATCGTCCGGAAGCGTGTCCGGTAATGTCATGAGCGGCATGGCGCCTTCCGAGCGCGGAACAGTATTTCCATTCACTTTGTAGTTTATAGTTCCAAAGCCCAATAGTGAATAATAGAAACGCACGACACGCCCTAAATATTCACCGTCCTTGACTGCGCCACCGGTTACACTTCTGGTTGTGACGAATTTCTTTATATCCTTACAATCCGATATCGTCTTAGCGATATCGATACCTTCAATCAGGAACTTAAGTATCGCGTCGACGCATATCTGATTGTGCGGGCTCGGCCAGGAGTTAGCAACGGGAACTGGTGGCGCCAGTGAACCTTTAAGTTTATATCCCTTTTCTTTTATCGCAATATAATTATTGACGTTGGCCATGTAAATCGCCGTGTAATGCGTCTCTTCCGTGTCAAAGCCAGTTATCATCTCCCAGGATGCGACGATATTGTTTACCTTTTCGTTGTCTTTTTCATGAAAATATATTACAATTCCGTCCGTGTTCGCGCTGACTACCGATATCCCGTCGAGTTCCAGCATTTCAATAAGCATGAGCAAAGCGAGTTGACCGGTTAGGGTCGTCTGCAGAAGCAGTTTCGGGGAGTAGAGAATACTATACTTGCTGCCGAATTTTCCGAACGATCCGTTCACGCAAATTTTAAGACAATCAGCTGTCACCTTGTCACCGGAGTTTTTAGCAGCGATACGCCGGTCGACGAGCCCCTTATAGACTTTCAAGAACTGCTTACCGAGGCTCTCAGGATATAACCGGTTCTGCAAAATGATAGCCGGATAGTAGCTCGCAACGTCTCGATCTGATAGAACCCATCCATCCTGCGCTTTGTAACTCACGGACGATTCCGTACTATGCAGACCGCCGATCCCCATCTTGTAAGTCGAGTTGCTGAGTTTGATATTCAGTTCGGAAATGTCTTTGGGGATAATCACTTTGCCGCTGTCTATAACGACAAACTCTGCGGTTCTTATTATATTCAGTACAGACTTGAGGATGTCGGACTCAAATGAGATAAACCTCGGCACGTCGTAGCGAAACGAATCAGGAACACCGGACGGCTTCTCAACTTTATTGCCGGTGAGTTTTTCTATCTCATGCTTTATAACCGCTTCGGCCATCTGAGCATCAGACTTGGAACGCAAATCTACACCGTAAAGTTTTCCAAGCTGGTCACGCAACTCGATCTGAGGCTTGACCTGGTTGTAAAGATCAAAGGTTGTCTGTAAGTCGTTGGCGCAATATTCGCGCATAAGAGGACGTTGCTCAGGGAGTATGGAGTCCTCCGGTCGTATCGGAAGATCCTGAATCTTATGGCTGTGCATCTTACCGCCGTAAGCCTTGAGCGATCCCTTGCCGACTGCAACTTCAAATAAATCGATATGATCGAGCTTCTGGGAAATCTTAAAACCGAACTTCGACTCGCAATGCCAGGGCTTCATGTTTTTGACGATAATATAATCGCAACACTCTTTGAGCTGTTGCGTCGTAGCACCTTTCAAGGCGTATGTGAGGATAGGGATGTCAAAATTCAATCCATTAAAGGAAATAATTGTATGCTTCGAGATGATTGATCGGACTTTATCTATATCGAGAGGATGATCGTCGTATAACTCGAAGCTGGTAACATTGCCGGTTGCTATATTCAAAAACTGAACGAGGAAATAATCCCTGTAGATTTCAGTATCAAATATAGCAACCGGCTTTGTCATTGATCTATTAATAGTTTGTTCTTTTTAGAAATGTTTTCATAAATAGTTAGTATCTGCAAATTCCACGGTACATGCAGACCGCACACAGTTTTGCCTTGAAGAGGAATGATGTGATCCACCTGATGAATCTCGCCCGTCACGCATATTATATCCTCGCATAAACTATATACTTTTAATATTTCTTCGTAATCTACCCACAAAGGAGTTGCGTTTAACAGAGCTGCCCTTCGCTTGGCTTTTTGAGCTTTTGCTTTATCTTTGTTGTTCTTAACCCACTCACGGTTATATTCCAATAAGACTTTAGCATTACGTTTTCGCCATTCGCTGCGTTTCTCTTTATTATCGGTCATCCACTCGGAAACATACTTGTTCCTTTCCGACTTATTTTCACGATAATGTTTGCGATGCCACGCTTTAACTTTTTCCGAATTAAGTATTCTGTACTTCTTAGAAGCTATGTTAGCACAAGAGTTGCACCTTGAGTCTTTCCCGCTCTTATTTTTCTTCTGAGCTGGGAAATCATCAATACGTTTGTCAACACCGCATTTAGTGCAAATCTTGTGCTGCATAGATCGTCAGGCTAAATCTCCATCATCTTCTTCAACTTCAAAGTCATCAACAGATGCTGGTGCTGCACCAGAGAACGCTTCACCGTCTTTATAGAACTGAACTCCGACAAGAGTCGCATTAACACGCTTTCCGTAAGCGTTATCTTGCGGCCATATATCTACGTTTGCGTTGACGTAGCAACCGCCATACGGACGACCATCAGCAACGGTAAGTACAGATTTGTCAGCGTCGATGACCAGAGGGCGCTTCTCGTTACGCGAGCTGATAGAGAAGTTGCCCGCATAGCCGTCATACTCGCTCTTAAGATCCCCGTCATGTAGGCAGGTACGATCCTTGGCACGGAGTTCCTTAAGCACTGCCGGTGCTTTGTCCTTCCACTTCTCTTTGGCAACAGCGTCAATGCCCGCTTCGACTTCTTTATATGCCGGATGAGTCTTTGCGAACAGGAAAGCAGCAGAGAACGCAGGCTTGCCTTCTCCGTTTACCGTTGTCGCTTCCCAGAGTTGCGGGAAGGCGAGTCTCACATTTTTAAGTTTAACTAACATAAATTGTCGTCTCCTTCGTTGTTGATAATTTCAAATCCTTCTTCGGCAGGCGCTATAGTAAGTGGAGGTCGCTTGTCAGCTGCCGGAGCCACGCTCGGTTTACCGTCATTGCGCACGATAAGTCCTTCGACCTTACTCCAGCGTCTAGGCTGCTCGCCAAGCAACTTCTCTGCGACAGTCGGGCTTATGAGGCTAAAGTCGTACATCTCCTGTTGCTTCAACCTAAAGGACTTGAGGAGCTGTTCGGCTTGCGCCTTATCCGACCATGCGCGATGGCCTTTACGTCCTTCAACCAGCTTGAAGCCTTCTACCGGCTTTCCCGCCAGCAACCGTGACTCAACGCGGGCACGGACGGACTTTATCCACAGTTCAATAAGGTCCGCTGCGAGCATAGCCTTAGAAAGTTCCTGATCGTCGTCAGGAATGCGAATCTCCGTCAGGTCGTCAAATCCACCGCCGATGTTGTCAGCGACGAATTGTTTCAACGCAGGACAAGTCGCCTTCGCCGGACACCAGCGGCATTGCTTTTCGCCGGGGTTAAGGAAAAACTCGTCTTCAGGACCGCCTTCGCATAACATTGCATTAGCCGCTGCGCTTTTTGCCAGCTCTGCAAACTCCAATAGCGTCTCGATACCGCAATCCCATTCGCTTATGTGATCAAGGCGCGGCTGATGTATCACCATCCTTACTCGTTTAGGTGAGTAGCCGAGTACAGACACTTCGCTTATAGCCCCAAGCGCGTAGAGCATGAGTTGCGGGTTTTCCTCCGCTTCGACGCGCACTCCCATGCCGTATTTAAGATCAATGACAGTTACTTCCTCGCCGTCTTCAGATATGATCAAAGCGTCGCTTGTTCCGAAGCTATCAGGAACGCCTATATACTCAGAGTAATCGACACGCTTTTCCACCATGAGAGTCCCGTTGCCCGTATATTCTCGAACAAGCTTGACGTACTTTTCAGCATGTTCAAGCATGTCTTCATCGGAATATTCAATAAGAGCTGCTGATGATGTTAGAAGCGTTGCCGCCAGATCGTGCGCCCTCGTTCCTTCATCAGCATATTTAGACGATGTTCGGGGAATATCTTTGCAGAGCGCCACCGAGCCTGGACAGTTGATCCAACGCTCGGCGCTTGATGCAGATAAGAGGGCATGTTCAGTCATCGCTTACGCCACCTTCTTGAGTTCTTCCGTATACTCCTCATACTGCTCAGGCTTCAGGTCCATTGCCGACTTGGCGTTGAACTTCGCCAGTATAGCTGCCACAACCGGCTTGCCCTTAGCCTTCACAACATCCATCGTCGCCTTCTTCACCGCTTCGTAAGGATTAGCGGTCTCGGTAGAAGTTGCAGGCGTTCCAGCGTCTGTCATGTGACCGATATTATCCATACCGGCGGGGCGGGCGGCGTCGGGAGCGGGGGTATTCGATTCGGGCGTTGCCTCTTTCGCTTTGCGAGTCTTTTTTTCCTTGTTGAGTTCCGCGTCGAACTGCTCCTGCGGAGTTGCCGCCTTGTCAGTTGATGTTATGGAGAGCTTGTTGAGTTCTGCTGCAAGTTCGGCAAAGCTACCGGCTTCGATGGTGATCTTCATGTTGTGAGTTCTCCTTTGTAGATTGTTGCTAGTTCAGTTTGTGTCGCTTGTATTTCCACGTCACTGAAATTTATATACGACGATGTAAACGCGAGTCAACATATTTATGATGCCTTTGCATAAATAATCTAATTGCATATTGAATCTTTATATGGTGGTCTTGGAAGTCCGTGTAGAAATTATTTGCGAGGTGAGTACGGATGAAGCGTTTCAAAGTATGGATGGACCTCTCGACTACGCAAGATAAACTACGGTTGGCAAAGCTCTCCGGCACATCGCGGACTTACTTATATCAGATAGCATCAGGATTGCGAGTTGCAACTTCAGATAAAGCTGCCGACATATCTGCCGGTAGCAGACAGTTATATATAGAAAGCGGAAAGCGCTTGTTCGTCCTGGAGCGGTCAGACCTGTCCCCGGCTTGCGCTGCTTGCCCTTATTCCCCTAAATGCAGGAAGTGATTATGACAGAAAGCGGACAATGGGGCGCCGGTAGTGACTTGTGGGATTACTACGACGTGGTTCTCGGGTTGAAATCGGATATGCTGCCGGTGGTGTCAAAGGCGGGAGCGACGATAAGCGCCAGGTCCAGTGTAAAAGCTATCGGCAAGACGCCGTCTCTATATAATAGAAACCGTGAGGTTGTCGGCATTGCCGGTTGGACCGACAAGAAGAGCAGTGACAAGGATCTGGAGCGCTGGCGTCGGGAAGGCGATTACGGCATCTGCATACAGACGCGGTTAGTACGGGCGATCGACGTCGATGTTGAAGACTCGGTTGTCGCCGGAGCCGTCAGGCGGTTTATAGAGGAACGCTGGTCTGGATGCGCCGTGCGGTCGCGGGCTGGCAGCGGCAAGTTCCTTGTCGCCGTGTCAGTGCCGGGAGTTGTGTATAAGAAAGTCATGCCAGTGGCGGGCGGCATGATCGAGTTATTAGGCAACGGGCGTCAGTTTGTTTCGGAAGGAACACATACTGCCGGAGAGAGGTACGTCTGGGCTAATAGAGACGCAATGCTTGAGGCGCGTGACCTGGAGACGTTGTGGAACGAGTTAGCAGAAGTCTTTGCGACCGGCGAGGTGCGAGTCGAGTTGCCGCGTCGGGAAGCTGCCGGTGTCGCGGGCGGAGAGAGCAGAGAAGGGGACGGTAAAGATGATCCGGTGCTGGATTATTTGACAGTATTATCCAGAGGTAGAGACGGCGAAGCGTTTATCGAATGCCCGTTCGTAGCGGAACATACCGGAGGTGTGGAAGGTAGTGCCGAGACATCGACGGCGTACTTCCCTGCCGGTACTGGTGGTTACGAGATGGGGCATTTTAAATGTCTCCACGCGCATTGCGTTGGGAGAGGCGATTGGGAATTCATAGATAAGCTTGGAGTTGCCGCGAGCGGATTTGACGTTGTGACGGGCGAGGAGGCCTGGGAGGCTGGAAGCGTTGCCGTGTCGAATAGGGGTGGCGAGGCGCTGGACCGCGTTTTAGATTGCAATGACGACGGCAAGATACTGGCAACCGTAGGTAATCTGGGACAAGTGTTGCAAAGACCTGATTTATGCGGTCGGGATATCAGATATGATACTTTCCGCGACGAAGTTGTTTATAGCGTTGTTAATTGTGTTGAAAGATGGGTACCGTTCAAAGACACCGATTACACCGATCTGCGGATATATCTCGCTACGACCGGATTCTTGCCGGTGGCTAAAGAGATGATACGCGACGTGGTTCATTATGTTGCCGTGTTGCGCCGGTTCGACACTGCCCAGACGTGGCTTAACGGGCTGCAATGGGACGGTGTTCGGCGTGTTGAAGGATTCTTAAGCAATTACATCAAAGCTGAAGACGGACCGTATGCAAGGGCGGTTAGTAATTACATGTGGGCCGCGATGGCTGGACGGGTGCTGGATCCAGGTTGTAAAGCCGATGCTGCCGTCATCTTTGTTGGTGAGCAATATGTCGGTAAGACATACGCTGCCGCTTCGCTTGTGCCGGATATACGATATTTCTGCGAAATACGCCTGGATGAGAACGAGAACGACCTGGCGCGGCGTATGAGAGGTAAACTGGTTGCTGAATTCGCCGAGCTCAGAGGGCTACATACTAAAGAGCTTGAAGGGATCAAAGCGTTTATAAGCAGGCAATATGAAGAATGGGTTCCTAAGTATATGGAATTCTCAACTATTTATCCGCGCAGGCTGTTTTTCATAGGCACTTCTAATAAAGATGAGATATTCAGCGACGAGACAGGCAACCGTCGATGGTTTCCCGTGCGCACGGATAAATCCGATATAGAAGCGATCATAAGGGACAGGGAGCATCTGTGGGCTGAAGCTGCCGTGTTGTTTATGGTTGAGGGCGTGAAGAGTTGTTATGAGAAAGCGAACAACCTTGCCGATGATGTTAGAGCTGAATTTATGATAAAAGACGATTGGGAAGATGTTATTGCGGACTGGATCCGAGAGGAAGACACTTTTGGAAAAAGCCCTTCAACTTGCGAATTCTTGCGAATTAGCGATATTATGCGAGAAGCTTTAAATATCGACACTCGCAACATGAAGACGTTCGACTCAATGCGAGTCGGAAAAATTCTTAGAAAATTAGGTTACTCAAGAGTTCAAAAACGTGAAAACGGAATCAAAACTAAGGTTTGGACTAAGAATATAGACGGTAGAACTGTTTTGTAACCCCTTCGTACCCCCTATGGAACCCCTTATGGAACCTCTTTAATGTTGTGTGTTATCAACACTGTACCCCCTGTACCCCCTTATTATATACTAAAGTACTATATAATAGAAGGGATATGGTTAATATGTGTTAATAAGATGCCCTGTAATATTCCCACAGGTAATTATAGAAAGATAGGGGGGGAAGGGGGGGCAGGTGGTTCCAGTAAAAAATTGCAAGTTCACGCTCCGCGAGACGGTGGTATGAACGAGCGAAATTTTGCAAGTTAGAATTCCTGCCGAACTACAAATTATTTTTGTTAATTGCTGTCTGGTTTGTTGAAACGGCGTTGCAGTTCTCGCGTCAGCTCAAGTAGGATTTTAAAATCGTTTTCTTGCCTGTTTTTAGCCATGCTGAGAGCGTGAATAGATAAACGCCTTACCAGGGTATCTAAATTTATTTTAGACACCTGTATGGCATTGCTGAGGGCTTCTTCAATGTGGATACTTTCTTTTATCTGGTGTCCGGTTTTCATTTTGCGTTTTCCTTGTGTATTTACAATTAGTTGTTAGTGGCAATTAAGCCACTTCGCATTTTATAGTCCAGCCTGCGGCAACGGCGCTTTGAACGGTTGCCCGTTTTGGGAATATCCGCCGTAGTTCTTTTATGCAGATATCGAAAGAGCCTGATTTCCATATCCTGCCGTTATATCTTAATGTGTACATGTAAAATTCTCCCTGTTGGTAAATTATTGCGAGTTGGTAAAATAGCGCCGGATCACATTGCAGGGGAGGTGTTGCCACCAAACAGAAAAGGCAATGCTCCGGCTGGCGGGATTATTAGGAGCCATGCCCGCCTCGGCTATGGTGATTAGTCCGCCGGTACCCTTTCTGCAGCGTTTATAGTAGCCTTGCGCTTGGCCATGTGTGACGCCTGGAAACGCTTGATGACTTCCAAACGGTAGCTTAGTTGTGATAATTCCTTGGCCAAGGGTTCCCAGTCCTTTTTAGAGACTGCGATTGTACGGTGCACAATGTCGGTATCAGCGGCGCCATGCTGCCCGATCGACATATATGAGAGACAATCTTTATACCAGGCGGTCGTACCGGCAAGTTCAGGGAAGAGAGCGATTATTTCACCGGATCCTTTGAACCTGCGAAAGATGACTTTTGTTATGGGTAATTGAGTTGTCATATAATTACGAAGCCTCCTTTTCTTTTTTAACTTCGTGGTGCAAAGCTAATGTCATAATTACTGATTTGTTATCTTTCCAAAATTCTAGCGCGTTTGTGGACATTATTTTAATTCTTGAATCTTTGAATTTGTTCCAGTCTTTTATGGTATTTAGTTCGCAACCTATTTGAATGTGAAAATCACTTATTGTTATACTCCATTGTAATCCGATTATAGAAATAGGCGTTTTCGTAACCCGCGCATTACCGGACACCCGCGCATTACCGTACACCTGCGCATCACCGTACCCCTGCGCATCACCGGACACCCGCGCATCACCGTACACCCGCGCATTACCGGACACCCGCGCATCACCGTACACCCGCGCATCACCGTACACCCACGCATTACCGTACACCTGCGCATTACCGGACACCCACGCATTACCGGACACCCGCGCATTACCGGACACCCGCGCATCACCGTACACCCGCGCATCACCGTACACCCACGCATTACCGGACACCCGCGCATTACCGGACACCCGCGCATTACCGGACACCCACGCATCACCGGACACCCGCGCATTACCGTACACCCGCGCATCACCGTACACCCACGCATCACCGGACACCTGCGCATTACTATCGAAGTTATCTATTTTCTCTATATACCCGCCGGTATCTCCCGCCTTAATGTTATTGAAAGATATCAGGGCTTTAATTCTAAATAATTTGTGTCCGTAGTGAATAATTGTGTCGCTTGTCAATTCAAATTTAAGTTGTGTTTCCATAGTATGATTCTTTCTATTTGTTAAAAATGTTTGTAGCCGTCTCCAGATCTTCAGGTTTTATATTCCATACGTCTGCTAGTTTTTCTGCCTGTACGGTTTTCCATAGCAGTACGGGTTTTGCGACGTGGTGAATTTTTGTACCTTGTGAATATGAAGCAAGGGAGATAAAACAGCCCAGGATTATGAGTGTTGTGTAAGGTGAGTTCATAAATTACCATTCTCAATATCGCCACATGCGAGCCATAAAATACGCTGTAAATTTTGTTCATGATCCTGCAATTCGTCATCTTCCCAAGCGCCATATTCTTTCAATTCTTTTATAAGAATATCTTTTTGTATCTTGGAAAGTTGCCGCTTTATTGCTAGCAATTCTGATAAATATTTAACGTCATCGTCACATTGTCCCTGATGACTGCCGATTGCAGCTTGCTTTTTAGTAATGTTGAGTTCAATTCTGCCGCTTGATGATGTCCAGTACATAAAGTGTTTTCCTTTTCTGTTTGTTGAGTATTAAACGAGTTGCCAACGTTAAATATCCCGTTGAGTTGCCATTATAGACGCCAGCCTAACCAGCACCATGTATCGCCATTACATACCGGATCATTATTTTTGTAATGAATTGTGAATGCCGCCGGTTGCGTTTCTTGTGTAATGTTTAAGTCAATCGGTTGCTTCGTGAGCAATGCGATTAGGAAAAATGCCGGTATAAAGTAAATAAAAATGCCGGTAGATGGCAGGTTGTCTTTTTGCTGCTCGGTTAGTTTTTTCATGGTGGTTAGTCCTTTTCTGTTTGTTGCTTAGCGAGTTGTCAGTTAAGCGATAATGTCCTTGATCGTTTCATCAAGTTTCTTTTCTGCATAGATACAGTCTTCAATACCGCGAATGTACATGTACAATTGATTGTAGCAATTACGCTTTGTTTCATAGCCTTGCGTTATTGTGCGTATGCCGCCACCGTTATTATCCATTTGCACAACCTTCACGCCACCATAAGCAAAGTCTAAGTGATAGTTGCCAATATTGGCACGGTGTTTTCCGCTCGGTAATTTTGTGTATGGTGTTGTCGGTGTGCCCGCTACACGGTTTAAGCGTAGTAACATACCTTCTAAGTCTTTCTCTGTGATAGGTGTCATAAATATAATCCTTTTCTGTTAAGTTAAAATTGTTGCGTTAAACTCAGTAGCAAATAGTTTTTCTTTGCGTATCTTTTAGCGATTAGGTTAGCTTCGTTTAAATCGTCAGCATATATAGTACGGTAGTAAGAATTTAAGTTTGGATGTATGTATTTTGCTAGGAATTTCATGCTTGCAATTCGTACATATCAGGACGGCTCGCGGTAACTTCACAAGCGAATGTTGCCGCACGTTCTTCCCTATCCTGATTTATAAAATCCATAGCGTCATTGTATGAATAATCAAAAAAGCCTGATCCGCTAATTGCGTAATCCTCATCAATGCTACCAATACCAAATGATTCGAGCTCCTCATCATCCTTAAAGACGGTTACGGATATATAATAATACTCGGTATTGAATGCGTTTTTAATGTCCTGTTCAATTGCTAGGCGTGTTGATGCGACCATGTGAATATATGCATCATGCTTTGAGTAGTTTTTATTGTCGTAAAACTGCTCCATATATTTTTCTGGTATATCAAAATAAGCGTTTTCGTAATCCCTGTATCCGCAGTCAAAGCCTATATAAGCTTCAATTCCTTTTCCGCTATGGCGTGTAAACTCACCATGCTCGGCAAAGTCTGGTTTATTGCGTTTGCCTATTTTCACTTCATAGCCTTGCCCGTTTATATCATCTTGACGGCAATTGTCATAATCCGCCTCCAATTTAAACACCATTTTATAACCGTCTTCAGTTTCATAAGTATGGGCAACATTGTCACTGTCAGTATAAAATTTATTTGGTGCATTAATTTCCTTTTTCCACGCTGCAAGCTTTTGTTCCGCACGAACGAATAGCATTGCGTTTTTTGCACTGGTGATGTAATGAGACATTGATTCTTTACGCTCGGCTAAGTAGTTTTTGTAAAGTGTTGTCATGTGCGTTTTCCTTTTCTGTTATGCGTTTTCGCGTTTTAACTGGTTAAAAATAACCTGCATGTTCATCGGTAACATGCATACAGCCATCATGTGTTTACGGTCATAAGCAAAAACCTTTGCGAGATTCTCTTTTGTAGGATTTTGCATATATGCGTTTAAAAGCTTTTCCATCGTATTTCTTTCTGTTTTGTTGCGTACTCAGTAAGGACAATGTAGCATGGCTTTACAACGTTGTAAATAGCTAAAACGACATAATCGACAATAATTTTACAAATTGTTGTTTTTCAATAGGATAAAATTCAAATTGTTTTTTGTACCCCCTAGTGGTAGTTTGAAAGTATGGAAACATTACCTCTAAAACCTCTATTCGATAATGCTAGATTCAATTCTGCAAGCCCTTTGCTCAGAGACGCTGTATTTACCATCTTATACGGCTTGGCCAGCACAAAGACACTGAGTTATGACATACCTGCAGACTTACGACCGTATGGTAGAATTGCAGATACCAACTATTACAGATTAAAGCAGGATATATTTAACATACTCCAAGACGTTATTCCAAAAATTCTACAGATAAAAAGAGTTAAATTGAAAGTGTCACAAGCTTGTAGCGCTGGTAATATCGCCAGAGGAGTTAAGAATAGGCTGGAAAAGAACAAAGAGCAGGTTTTCTCTGACGACAAGGCTACACATACTGAAATTTCCCCTATTCCCGCGCCTCCCGGCGATAATCAATTCCATAAAGGCACATTCGACCAGGTGGCAACTCGTCAAGCAAAAAGCAAAAAACCAGCTGCACCGGATAAAAAATTGTTTGATAAATGACGATTGCGAGTAGATTTACGTATATATTCGGTAGAGCTTGGACAAAGACGCTAGGAAAACTGCTACTTACAAAGCATAGTTAGAATCCCTGCTAGGAATACGAACTCGCCTTGATTTTCCTGTTATGTTATAACATTTTTTTATTTTTCGGTGAAAATCGGAGGGTCGGCGGGCCCAGGGTCTGAGTGCGGGGAGGCCGCCTTCGAAATTTATTATAAAAATTTTTCGCGAGACTACAGCCAGTGACAACTCGCAATACGCAA